CTGAGGTGACTAAAGACCTTGGCCAGTCTGGTGGGATTGCTGATCTTGGTTCCGTACATCTCGTACATCTCCTCGTCTTCAGCCACCACCTCTACGAGCTTGGATTCGACTCGTCTTATCGTCATGGGATTCATGTCATTCACTCCTTGGGTTTCTGGTCTCTTTGCTGTTTGACTGCGTAGTCCAGCTTCTGAGCTGCATCCTCCAGCAGCGTCAGAGCCTCCTCTGGTCGGTCTTCTCGGTAGAGCTGGGGCACAAGCACGGTGAGCACGAAGGCCCACGTGGGAGGACACAGCTCTATGCTCTCTTGGTCGTGACTCATCGGGCAGGCCTCTCTCCCCAGTGGCTGAGGTCGAGCAGTTGGATGTCCTCGTAGAGCATCTCAGCCAGCATCAGGTCATCCCCCCGAACGTGGGTGGCAACGTCATAGCCCATCTGTCGGGCTACTCCGGTGAGAGGCGTTCGGTTCTCACTGATCACACCCAGGACGTCAGCACGTTCACCCACCATGCAGTTGCAGAACTCACCGATCAGTGTCTTGTCTTCAGCTGTGAAGCGACCACGCTTCAGGGCCTGGTCCAGTCGTTCTCTCCAGGTACTCATGCTTCATCCTCCCCCTCGACGTACTCTTCAACCCAGGCCAGGCACTTGGCTCTGGGATTGCCCTCTATGCAGTCGTCATGCACCACCTGAAGCGCCTGAAGCCCCCAGTAGTCGAGCGGCAACAGGGCCATCAGCTCAGGGGTGAAGTCGTCCGGGTTCTGGTTGTCCCAGACGGCTTCGTAGTCGTCTTCGGGCAACTCCTCCCTGGGAGGCAGGCATGCCCCCACAGCGCAGCGCTCATCACCATCGCCGTAGTAGGCACAGGTCATGCCATTGCTGATTGCGGGGCTTTCAGTCCGGTGCCTCTTTCGCATGCAGCGATGGTCCTCGGGCACATGCCGAGTGATGGCATCCACCAGCCCTTGTTTGGTCCAGCCGTTCTGGAGCTCGTAGGTGTAGGTCATGCCCACACCTCCCCGAAGCAGGACTCTTCCGCCTCGATAGGCTCATCCACATCGCTCTGGTCGTACCCGGTCAGGATCTCAGGTCGGTACTGTGAGAGCTTGGCCTTCTCACACACCGCACACACCCTGCACAGGTAGATGCCTTGGGCGTCGTGCTCAGCCCAGGTTGTGGGCTCACACACATGCTCTTGCAGTTGGTCCTGGGTAAGCATTACTTGGCCTCCATGAGCATGCTCGCTTCGAGTTGGGTCAGGTCGCACATGGCGGTGATGAGGAAGCCATGGAGCTCCCTGGCCTGTGCCATGCGCTTCGTGGGGTCAGGCTGGGCCCGCAGCTCCTCCAGTTCGCTCAGTGCCCCCAGCAGCATGCCTCGGACAGGTGTGCACAGCCTGTCTGCGGCCTTGGACAGCTCTGTGCGGTTAGCCGGCTGACTCGTCGGCTGGTAGGGCTGGTCGTCTGACGTTCGGTGTCGGGCAGGTACGTTGGTCGCAGTCATGTCGTTGTCCTTGCGGTTGGTTGTCATGTCTAGGAGCGCAAAAATTCGCGCTTCCAAGCACCCCGGAACCCCCACTCGCGCGCGCTGGAATACCCTGGAGTCATGGCCTGCGTACTGTCTTAGAGGGTCTGGTCACCCACGCTCTCACGCCTACACGCGCGCGCGTTTAAGGAAGCTGGCGCCGTGGGGGTTTTCGGGTGGGTGCCAGCGGCGCTTTGTTGCTGGCTTTGAAAACTCGGACCTATCCTCCACGGGGGGGAACTAGCCTAGGAGGCTAAGACAATGCTTAAAGCAACCATGAAGGACTACAAGGACGGTGTTGGCATGCTCGTGATCGAGCTTCCCTACTCTAAAATCGGCCGTGAATCACGCCCTCAGAAGGGCAAGGACGGTCGCAAGGATGAGATCCAGGGGAAGAGCATCACACACGCTACAAGCGGCGGAAACCGCGACACAAGCGTCCAGTTGCCTGACGGGTCAGAGTTGAAGGTCACACTTGGCGTGAACTGTTTCTCGGAGAACCCTGACTTCGTGAGTGTCAACTAGTGTGAACGGGGCATCAGGAAGGCTACCCTTCCTGGTGCCCCCGTCATCCTGGACCCGTTGTGCATACATCCCCAGGATGTATCTAGTCTCCTACCGTCCCTGACGGCCTGGTTAGACCCCCACCCCGTGTGCCCCCGGGGGTCCACGAGCCTCGTTTGAGGCCTAAGGGAGTCCCACCCTATCCCTAGGAGCCCAAGAGGGACCCCTGGGACCCTGGGAAGACCTGAGGTCATGGCCGGACTGTCTACCGCGCGTGTTGGTGTCCAGCCCCCGTGTGGTACCGACATTCTTGGCACCGTGAGGGGTGATTTGCGTACCATCGGTGCATCGCCTGGCAGCCCCTCTACCCTGGACCCTTATGCCTGATCTGAACCAGCAAGCAGTAATCGACGCCGTGATCACCTTGGAGGGTCTGCGTGACCATGTGGCCCTGGGTGCTCCTGGGATCTATGAGCATGACCTGAAGTGGTATGCCGCCTTGGTATCGACGTGTCAGACCTTGCTGACGGCGGCGTCTAAGATTGACGGTGAGCCTGGGCAGCACCGCGTTCCTACCAGTTCGATCGAGGCCCTGACGACCACCCTCGAGGGTCTGTTGAGGAGGGAGTGAGCACGGGCGGGGACTTCCCTCGCTCGGAGTCTTGAAGGTCTGGTAGGCCCCGTGGGGGCAGAAAGCATCCTCTGACTTCAAACTGTCCGCTGCTCCCCTGCAGCTGGCCGGATCCCGCCCCACCTCTTGCCGGGGGTGGGGCACTGCCTGGACCTCAGGGGTGATTTGCGCTACCTACTAGATCCGAGTATCGGTGCCTCGGGGGTTGCGCCCAGGTCTTGTGGTCTATGGGAGCTGCGAGAATTCACCTGGTAGTGAGGGGGTTCCCGGGGCACTGTTTCCAAAGCCTCAAGCGTCTGGCTGCGTGGGCATTACACGCGGGGACGTTACAGGGAGAGTGAGGCCCTCCCCCCTAGGAGCTCCGTCCCCGATGGCGTTGGGGCACTTCGCCGGAGGGTCCGGGGCTCACCTCACATGTGCAGGAAGCGCCTGACCAGGCCAATGAAAGGTCTGGTCCACTCAGGCTTCACTGCGTGCAGGAGCCCGAGGATGACTGCCATCAGTCCCGCTATCACTACCCCGGCAGGTCCCCAGTCATCAGCCCAGACACTGGAAGGATCCTCACCGTCGACTCCGTCCAGCGTGTCCTCCGAATGGTGGTGGTGGGGGATGTCTTCTTCATCACCCTGATCCTCTTCCACCTCCTCCTCCACATGAGGGGGCGGCAGCGTGACGTAGACCGGGATCGGCCGTGAATCAGACTTGGGCCCAAACCCACCGTGCAGCCCGAAGAACAGACCCACCTGACGCGAATCGTAGTCGCTCCCACGGTCACCCTCGATGACCCCTCCTCCACCACTCACCCCACCGAACCAGCCGAGCCCTGCGCAGCCGAGGATCCCGGCGAGGGTGAGAATGAACACGGCGCGTGTGACCTGTTGCATGGCGGACCTCCAGTTGAAGACGAGGTCTGGAGCCTACGACTCTGAATGCTCGGGATCATCGCTTCGCCCGATCCCTCGCGTGCGGTTTAGGTCCGCAAGCCCGAGCCTACACGCATTTCGTGGCAGTCAGCCCTGCCGTGATGGCAGCCGGGCATGACGATTAGGCATGCTACGAGGCCTTGTGGGCCGACCCGCCCAGCTCCACAGCCCGTTGTGTTTCGCGCAGACGAGATATTTGAGAATTCCGCTCGCAGCGCCCGCAATCGCAACTCAGCGTGTGCAGTTCGACGCCGTTATCGTCCGTCACGTACCCCGTTTTTCGACCCATGTAGGCCTGCAGCTGCTGCGCTTGCCGAATGACGACTTCGCGAAGTTCGTTATTGTCCGCGCGCAGGCGTACACACTCCGCCAGACCAGCCTCCAACTGAAGGGCTGTCTCTCCGAAGGACTTTCCTTGTGTGATCTCCATGATTGCCGAAGTGTACCACCTCTGCATCCTTTGTTGGCAACCCTCTCCTCGGCTACAGTGCTGGAGGCATCAACCTTAGGAGGGCCACATGGTCGCTGAATACAACCACTTCAACGTCACCGTCTCCGCCAAGGAGGACTTTGACTACACGATGCAGACTGACCCGGTGGTCAACTTCTCTACCTGGACGTCCTTCTACGGCGCCATGGGAGGGGACCGGGTCACCGACGCGCCACTGGTCAAACTGACCGTCACCGTCATAGGCGTTGGAACCACTGGGCAGTTGCGCCTGCAGGCCTCGGAGACCGCCACGGCCGGCCTGAACACCGTCAAGCAGATCCGCCGGCGCATGGACATCTTCGGACTGGACGGGTCCGGGGACCGCAAACTGGTCGCCCAGGGTTGGTACGAGGTCCGCCGCACATCCACGGTCGACTTCACCTGATGGCTGTCACACTGACGCCGACAGACGGAACCACCATCCAGCCGAACATCGTCCACATCTTCCTGGACGACCCCATGCTCGAGCTCATGGGATTCATGGCCCCGAGACAGGACTGGGGCGGGGCCCATGCCCTGCGGCCACAGACGCCCTTCCTCGACTCGATGTGCGAAGCGGGCGTGCTCTGCCTCGACCATTACGCCAACCCGGTCTGCTCCACCTCGAGAGCGACCATGCTCACCGGGCTCTACCCCCACACCCACGGCGTGGGCACTGTCGTCGACGTCTCTCGCAAAAGCCCCGTCTTCGCGGAGTTCAATGTCCAGGCGGGATACAACGGCCTCAGCACCACCGCCATGCTGCTCAAGGCCGCCGGCTACAACACCGGCATTGTCGGCAAGTGGCACCTGGCCAACCACACCACCGACGTCCCCGCCGGTACTGGCTTCCCCCACATCAAACTGGCCTCGAACGGGGGCGGCTTCGACGATGCCAGGTGCGTCTTCTCCAACCTGGTGGTTCCCCCCGACGTCGGCTACTACAACTACAACTGGTGGGATGGAACCACCGTCACCGCCGAGACAGAGTACCTCACCTCCAAGCAGGCCACCGAGGCGATCGACTTCACCACCACCAGCTCGGAGCCGTTCTATCTCTACATGCCAACCAACGACACCCACGACCCACTGGATGCCGTTCCTGCCGGCCTGCCCTACTCTGACGACTTCGATCCCCCTGCGGTTGCCGCTGTCTACACTCGCTACACCGCACACATCGAAGGCCTCGACCGTGAGCTCCAGCGCTTCTACGACAACATCCCCATTCAGAAGCGGGACCGGACCATCTTCTTCATCTCCGCCGACAACGGCTCCTCCGACGATGTCCTCGAGAACGCTCGCGACCAGTTCGGACTGAACATCGGGGACACTCACGACTTCCTGACCGATCGCCCCGAACGGCGCTGGAAGCAGTCGGTCTACGAGGGAGGGGCCCGCTCCTGGTGCATCATCGCCGGCAAGCCCGTGCACACGCCCGGGCGCACCTCCGGGGTCCTGACTCACATCACCGACTTCATGCCCACCTTCCTCGACCTGGCACACGCAGCCCATCCGGCCGGGCTGGTGGGCTACTCGATGGAGCCGATCATCAAGAACGACACCCTCGGCCGGGATACCTGGGCCAGGCAGCAGGTGCTCACCGACCACTGGTCCCCCAACGGCGACTGGACCGCCATCACAGGGGCCGAGACCAACACCAACTTCTTCCGACGCGCCTTCTCCAGCCAGGTCAACGTCAGCGGAAGGTGGAAGCTGATCCAGGACTACACCCTGCCCGACCTCCTCTACCAACTCGAGGGGCCCGGGGGGGTGCGTATCGACCCACACGAGCGCAACCCGATCGACTGGACGTCTGGTACCGGCGCCACAGTCAAGTCTGAGCTCGAGACCCAGTTGACCGCGGAACTGGCCCGATGAAGGACAACGACGCCCGCATGCCAAAGGAGAACATCCAGGCCACCAAGGACGCCAACCGCATCCTCACCAAGGCCAGTGACCCGCACTGGAAGGAGAAGGCTAAGTGGTACCAGGAGAAGCAGGCGCCGCACGTGGGCGTCCGCGACCAGGTCCAAGCGTATGAGGACCGGATCGTCGACGGCGAGGCCATGAGCCCCGACGAGATGCTGCGCCTCTCTCAGTTGGTCATGCTCGACCTCCTCAAGACACACCGGCCCGGCACCAGATTCCAAGCGGCCAAGAAGTTGATGGAGATGGCTCAAGACATGGGAGGGCGCCGTGAGGAGCGCCAGGACGAGGCTGACAAGGCCCCCGAGAAGAGCGCGGCAGACCTAGCGCGCGGGCGCTGAGCCCTGTACCGTCTCCGCATCTTTTACCCCTAGCACCTCCAGGAGGAACCATGCAGCCCGCCACCCGCACCAGCGGCAAGAAGAAGGCGTCCAAGAAGAAGACGTCCAAGAAGACCACCCAGACCGTCACCGCCCAGGGCCTTCTATCATCCCTGCGCACCATGAAGCTCAAGGAGATCCGCCTCGCGGCCAAGCACTCCGAGGCCAAGGCGGCCACCAAGCTCGTCAAGGACGAGTACCGCGCCATCCGGGATGAGCTGACCCAGCTCGAGGTCGACATCGCAAAGCAGCAGGGCCGACTGTTCGCCTGAGGGCCCGGGGGTGCTACAAGTGGACCTCCCTCCTAGGCAACGCTAGTGGTTCCTCCATCAGCGTCGACCCCCTGTCAGCCTTGTGCGGGCAGGGGGTCATTTGCATCCCGGGATGCACAGTGGTACATCGGCAGGATGATGAACAACAAACAGAGAGCTCGCTGCGAGGCGCTCATTTACCACGCCGCCCCCGAGGTCTTCACGGAGCCCTCTCTGGTCAAGCAGGTCCGCTACCTGGGGCAAGACGACCCCTGCTTCGTGGGCCTTCAGGAGAAGCTCAAGCTCTCCATCGTAAAGCAGCAAGCCGCGGTCGCCCTGCTTGAGGACACCCTCACCTTCCTCGAGACCGAGGTCGAGGCGGCTACACCGATAGAGCTGCCGGGCGAGGAGAAGGTCATCAAGAGGAAGCTCGGCAAGAAGAAGGCCAGCAAGAAGCTCGCCTGAGTGGTCAGTTGTTCGATCGAGGGGTGCGAGCTGGGCGCAAGGGTCCGGGGCTACTGCCGTAACTGTGTGCGCAAGCTCCGGCGGCGGGGGATCGGGGTAAGCGGGGAGACACGCATCCCCGACATCCCCACCCGGGCCGCCAAGGTCACTCCCGAGGAGAAGGTGGAGATGGTTCGCCTGCGCTCCCTCGGCTGGACCACCTACCAGATTGCCAAGCACGTGCATGTCAACCAATCGACTGTCAGCAGGCACTTGCCGTGAAGGCCCCTGAGCTGCGCAGGCTCCGGGGGTGGAGGGAGCCGACCGAGAAGCAGAAGGACGAGATATACGACGCCTGCCGGCTGGAGTTCCCCGACGATGAGGACCAACGCGAGGCTCTCGAGTTCAAGGTGCGCTACTCTCGCCACCGTATGCCGCAGATCCGGCAGTTCATCGAGGCCCACCTCAAGATCAAGGACGTCGCTGGCCGCATCATCCCCTTCATCCTCAACCAGACTCAGCGCTATGCCCTGGCGCAGATCCTGAGAGAAGGGCGTAAGCGAGAGGCCTGGGTCGACCCCTCGAACGGCAAGGTCATCTACCGGCGCGAGCGAGACGTTGGGGTGGCCGGCAAGACACGCATCTTCTGGCGCGAGCTCGCGAGCGGTGCCGAGTTTGACCAGGTGCCCCGCAGTGTCTGGGATGGCATGCACCTCGAGCGCGCACCCGGCCCGGTGCTCTTCATTGTCCTCAAGGCCCGCCAGCACGGCATCTCCACCCTCGTCCAGGCGCTCTTCTTCGAGTCGATCATGCGCGGCGACAACGTGGCCGTGAAGTTGATGAGCCACGCCGGAGAGTCCGCCGCGGAGATCCTTGAGATGCCTGGTCGCTTTATCGACTACCTCGAGATTGACGGCCGCCCGATCAAGCTGCCGATGACCTCGCGCAACGACTCTGAAGGCCTGATCCACTTCGACAAGCCCATCGGGGGCAAGATCACGATCGGCACCGCCCAGGCCAAGAAGGACCCCGGCCGGGGGTCGACCTACCAGAAGGGCCACTTCACCGAGATTGGCGACTGGGAGCCCAAGGCCTACGAGTTGATGACCGCCCTGATGCAGGTCGTGCACCACGTGCCCGGCACCGTCGTCGCGGCGGAGTCAACGGCCAAGGGAGCCCAGGGGTGGTTCTACGACCAGTGGCATCTGGCCGAGCGCGGCGAGTCTGACTTCGTGCCGATCTTCCTGCCCTGGTTTTGGAGCGAGGAGTACCGCCGCGACACCGCCACCGCCTCTGAGTTGCAGGAGATCGAGAACACTCTCGACGACCCCAAGTTCTGCTCTGCCAGCGAGGAGACGTACCTGCTCGAGCAGGTCTACTACCGACCGGGCCACGGCCATGTGAAGGTTGACTACTACCAACTGGCCTGGCGTCGGTGGGCGATCTTCAACAAGTGCGGGGGCATCCTCGAGAAGTTCCACCAGGAGTACCCGGCCTTTCCGGCCGAAGCCTTCCTCGCGTCGGGGCGCCCGGTCTTCGACCAGATCCTGATGCACAAGCGCCTTCAGGCTGGGCAGCCCGAGCCCTTCTTTGTGGGCGAGCTCGCACCTATGGACTGGAAGACCTTCCTGTCTGAGGAGGACCCGATCGACTGGTTTGAGAAGTGGCCCGAGCCCGAGCGCGTCAAGAACCGATTCGGTCACCTGCGTCTATGGGAGGAGCCCGACCGTGAGCTCTCCTATGGCATTTCGATCGACACCTCCGAAGGGGTTGAGGGTGGCGACTACACCTGCATCGTCGTCGGGGAGTTCTACACCGGACGACAGGTCGCGGAGTGGCACGGCCTCTGCAACCCAATCGACGCCGCGCGCATCGCCTGCCGGCTGGGCTACTGGTATGGCACCGCCCTGATTGGGCCCGAGAAGAACAACCACGGGTACACCTGCATCACCGAGCTCGCGGACAACTGCCTCTACCCGAACCTGTACCAGCGCAAGGCGCGGGCCAAGGTGGCGTCGGCGGCAACCGACCAGTTCGGCTGGGTCACCAACCCCACCACCCGCAAGCAGCTCTTCAACACCATGCGGCGGTTCTTCCTGGACTACCCCGAGCTGTTCGTCTCGAGACCCTTGCTGCTTGAGATGCAGGGCATGACCTACAATGAACGCGACATCGAAGTCTGCCCCCGCCGAGACCAGCACGGCAACGCCGGGCACGACGACCGCGTCCTGGCATTCGGGATCTTCCTGCAGATGCGTGACGAGGCCTTCCGCCTGCGCATCGTGAAGACCCCGGAGAAGAAGAAGCGCAACGAATTCGACGCCCACTGGGAGGGCGTTGACGACCTGTATGAGGCGCACAGCGCCATACCGCACCCCTACGGAGATACCGATGAGTGAAGTAATCAACCCTACCGCGCCCCTCAGCGTCGGGGCCGGCGAGTCCGCCGCGCCCCAAGCCATAGACCTCTCAGGTAAGCGCCTGGAGGACCTGCCCCGGTACTTTGAGCCATACGGGGACTACCTCCTTGTCCAGCCGCTCCCGCCGGAGGAGATCACCAAGGGGGGGATCATCCTGGTCGAGAAGAATGTGGAGCCTCCCGCCATCTCTGTTCTGGTGGCCAAGGGGCCCGATGCGGGGCGCTACGAGGAGGGCGACTGGCTCAGCCACGCGCCCTTCGTGGGGCAGCACCTGCAGTTGGGGGCGACAAAATTCCTGGTTTTCCGAGAAGAGGAAGTCCTGGGGCGCCTGGTGGAACGGGAGAGGCCGTAATGGAGCCCCTGTGGGCGATCTTCGGCGTTCTGGTGCTGTTTCTGTGCCTGGGCGTATGGCTCTCCATGCTGCTCTGGCTGCAGCTCACCCGCATGCAAAAGCGACAGCTCGACTTGACGGAGCTGTTCGCATCGCAGATTGTGGCCTTCAAGTTCGGAGACGCCGGAGCACTACCGAGCCCCACGGTGCCTGACCAGTACCCGCGGGGCATGGACTTTGAAGATCCCGAGAGACATGTAGGAAGCGGCAGCATCACCTGATGGGCAACCTCAACGACGACCAGGCACTTGAGTTTCTGCGCACCCGCGTCGACCCGAGCGGCGTCACCGCCGACCGCCATCGTCTCGAGAAGGCCTGGACGGACCACGTGGCCTGGTACTGTGGCTTGCAGCATTACGCCAGGGCCCAGGATGGGCACCTTCGGCTGCCCCGCGAGCACACCCGGTCGCGGGGCCGCCTGCGGCACGTCGTCAACCTGATCAAGCCCAACATTCTGCGCAACGTCTCCAGGATGCTCGAGCTCGACGTCACCTTCGACGTTCTTCCGCGCAACGGGGACATCAAGAACCTCCTGGCGGCTGAGGTGGGGCGCAAGTATTTCCAGTGGCGCCGGCAGTCGCCCGAGTACCAAGCGGCCATGCTCGAGGTGATCCTCTGGACAGCCATCTGCGGCACTGGCTTTACCAAACTGCACTGGGACCCGCTCGCGGGGGACAAGAGCCGCATCTACCTCGACAAGAAGTTCGAGCTTCTGCCCGGTGGTCATAGATCCAGAGGCGGGGCCTCCGCCCCAACCCTGACTCAGGCCGAGCGGCAGGCCAAGGAGGAGGCTGGCCTCTTCGTCGACCACGCCCCCGGGGCTCCTAAGATCGACGCCCTCTCCCCCTTCGAGTTGATCGTCGACCCCCGTGCTCGGATGCGGGGGCTTGCGGATGCCCAGTGGGCGGTGCATCGCAAGTTGATGATGCGAGACCAGGCCATGGAGTTGTTCCCGGACTCCCGGGCGGCCATCGAAGAGGCTGACGCCTACACCTTCGACTCAGGCAGCGTCTGGTTCCTTGAGCTCATCTCGCAGTTCGCGGCTGGCCAGGAAGGGCTCTATGCCCCCAACGTCGCGGAGTACGAGCGCAACGACCTGGTGCTCATTGACGAGCTCTGGGGCCGAGCCGGCCCAACCTTCGGGCCCCAGGGCACTCGAATCATCCGAGTGGGCAAGCATCACCTCGTGGCCAACGAGGCGAACCCCTACGCCGAGGCCGGGGTTGAGCTGCCCTTCGTCGCTTGGCGCTGGTCCCCCAACCCCGGGCAGATGTACGGGGGCGGACTGGTGCAGGAGATGATGAGCGCCCAGGACGCCTACAACCACGACCGCTCACGTATCCGTGAACAGGCCAGGCGCCACGGTAACCCACGCATGTTGGTGCCGCGCAACGCCGGTGTGCGAGAGACAGACTTCTCCGAGTCCCCCAACAACCTCATCTACTACAACGCCGCCGGCGGACCCCCCATCCCGGTTGCGGCCCCCGACGTGCCTCAGTACGCCAGGGAGGAGATCACCCGGGCGGAGATGGAGATCGACAAGGTCGGAGCCACCAGTCAAGCCGACCAGGGCCAGGCCCCCGGTAGCGTGCGTGGCTCAATCGGCATCCGCATGCTGCTCGACCGCAGCGATCAGGTGCGTGACCCCATCATCTTCCAGCACTTCATGGCCACCCAGGAGCTGGGTACCCAGGAGCTCAGGCTCGCCCAAGCCTTCCTGAAGGATAACCGCATGCTGACCATCCTCGGTCAGGGGGGCGAGCGCGAGATGCTGGCCTTTAGCGGCGCTGACCTCAGACAAAACACCACGCTCTTCGTCACCTCCCAGCCCGGGCAGCGCGACAACCAGATTGCGCGGGTTGCCGATGTGGACTTCCTGCTCGAGCGCGGCGTGCTCAACCCGCAGAACCCCGCCCATCAGGCGGAGATCCTTAGGGTCATGCGGTTCCGCGTCCCCAACGAGGAATACTCGATCGAACTGCAAGAGGAGATCGACGAGAAGTCGGTCATCCAGCAGATGACGGAGAATGCGCAGTACATTCCCGAGCCCAACCCGTGGGAGCTCGAGGAGCCGCGGCTACGCGCCATCAACGCCTACCGCCGCAAGCGCGACCTGTGGTCCAGTCTGCCGCAGAACATCCAGGCCAACATCTCGGCCCGCGCCGACATGTTCCAGGCCACTCTCCAAGAGAAAATCCTCCAGCAGCAGATGCTGGCGGCGTCCCTCCAAGCCGGAGCGCCTGCCCCTAAGGGTGAGGCCAGCCAACCCAAGTCCTCAGGGGCTCAGGAAGCGAAGTCAGCATGAGCAGAACGCAGTTACAGAAAGACGCCGCCGCCAAGGCGCGGTTCGCTAAGGCCGAGAAGGCCGCCGAGAGGGAGGCCGGGACCGACAGTGCCGTCGACAGCCCCCCCGCTCCCGTCAAGGCCGCCCCGGCCGCCCGGGCGCGCGTTGCCGACCCCGTCTACGACGAGGAGACCGGACTTCCGTTCAGCAAGGAGGAGCTCGAGGACATGTCGGTCTCCAACCTGGCTCCCGAACAGACAGTTGCCGCATTGCTCATGGAGAGCATCATTCAACGAGGCAAGAAGGAGCAGGATGACCTGGTCAGAGAGCGCGAGAAGGGCAAGGTCTACTATGTGAAGTGCCGCTTCTGCCCTGCGCCAGGCTTGTTCTTCAGCTCGAACCCTGGGCTGGGGCCGTTTACGGCCGACCAGTGGTTCGCCAGTTACAAGCCCCTCAACCTGGGTTGGCAGCACGGCCAGATGCCGCACTGTCAGAACTGCAACCGTGAATTGCCCCTCAAGAGATGCCAAGACGGGCAGTCTTACAAGGTCATCAAGAGATTCCTGGCGAACGAGGACTCCAGACAGCATCGTAAGACCGTGATGCCTAACGAGCAGGAGACCACCGCGTGAGCGATCAAGTCATTCAGAGCCAGGGAGCTCGCTCCCAGGGCAACATTGAGCCCGGACAGACATCGTCGGCCCCCAACGGCCGCAGCGAGGGGGCGCCCTCGGTGCACGCTCCGCGCGGCAACTCGGGATCCCCCCAGCAGCAACTCGAGCAATCGACGGTTGGGGCCCAGGAGTCTGCACGCCAACTCTTCCAGCCCAGAGTTGGAAGCCCGGCAGGCCCAGCAGGGGGTGCGGTTGCCCCGCCGCCCCCTGCCGTCCAGCAGGCAAGGCAGCCTCAGCATCAGAGGGAGGCCAGCCACTTGGTCCAGCAGCGCTCAGCGCAGGCCCCTGCGGGCATGCCTCCGGCGCAGGACCCCAACCAGCTCGGCTCACTGCCTGACGGGAGCTTCGCCTTCATGGAGGGCCTCGACCGGCGCGTCGTTCCAATGCAGGCCGCGCTCCAGCTCATCGAGGCAGGTCGAGCCACGGAGGCGCAGGCCTCGTCGCCGCAGTACATCGAGATGAAGCAGAACGCTCAGGCCATGTCGGACCTGCGACAGATGATGGCGGTCAGCCCCGAGAGATCCCAGCAACTCTCCTCGCTCGTCCAGGCCTGGCAGACCGGCGGAGTGCCTAACTATGCGCAGCCTCCCGTGGCAGCGCCTGCGGCCGCAGCGAGCCTGAGCGACCCCGCGGACCCCTACGCCGCGCCCGCCGCGCCCCAGCCGGCCCAGGCAAATCAACCCGACCAAGCGGTCGCCGCGCAACTGGCCATGCTTCAGCAGCAGATGGCTACCCTTTCACAAAGTGAGCAGCACCGCCTCGAGGTGCAGGCTGCGGCCAGCGAAGAAAACCAAATGCGCGCTGACCTCGCGCAGTACCAGCACCTGGCTGGCGATAATTCCGCGCTTCTTGAGCATGCAGTTGCGACGGCGAAAGCCGCTCGGGCTGCAAGCCCTATGGAAGCTCTCGGATCCATTGTGCGCCGCGTGGCCGCTGAAGAGGCGGACCATCAACGCGCAGTACAAGACCAGCTACTCGGTCAGTACCAGCCACTCGCAGGCATGGCGCCTGTGCTCCCCGCGAGCGCAGGAGCACCCGTCACTAGCGCAACCGGACCTCAGTCGACACGCTTCGACCTGCAGGACGGAAGCATCAGTGCGCGGGCAGCATCTCGATATGAAGCGATGATGAGTCGACTTCGTGCGAGCCCGCTGGGCTGACCCAACTAGGAGAAAACCATGGCAGTCGGCCCCACAATGGGTGTTCGATTTGATGACGGCAGCGCGGATAGTTTCTTCACGAACATGCTTCGTGAGGACTACCGCCCGGGAGTCATCGACACCCTCAACAACACAAACTGGCTCTGGGGTTACCTGGGCCGACCCGATTTTCACGTCGAAGGAAAGCACTGGGTGCACGGTATCCACACCGGGCGCTCGGCTGGCCACGGCGCGATCGGCCCCACGGGAGCCCTTCCCGACCCGGACAGCCAGAAGTACGGTCGCTGGCGCGGCCCGATGCGTCACCACTACGGGCGCATCCAGTTTGGCACCGTCGTCCAGGAGGCTTCCGCCTCCGCAGTGGCGTCGTTCATGCAGGCCCTCGACGGGGAGATCCGCGGCCTGACCGAGGACATGACACGGGAGCAGAACCGCTTCCTCCAGAACGACGGCTCTGGCCGTCTCGGTGAGTGCAACAATGCCGGCGAGGAGCTGCTTGAGCTCACCGTCAGGCTGCCGCAGATCAACGAGTCTCCGGGCACGATGACGGGCATGGACGCGACCAACTGGTTCCGTGTGGGCCAGCGCCTCCTGATCCTTGCCTCTGGTACGGGCAACCCGACTTCGGCCTCCACCATCCGTGGGGCTACCACCGTCACGGGCATCACCAGTGCCACCACGCTGGCGGTCACAACTCTGGGGGCTATCGGCATTGTGGTGGGCGACTGGATCGTCATCAACTCCTCCGCAAGCAACACCACCGACGACATCAGCTCCGGCTACCGCCGCGAGCCGATGGGGCTGTCTGGCATCCTCTCCGATGCCAACCCGGCCGCTTACGACACCGAGGACGCCTACGAGACGGCGTTCAACACCGACTCCTTCCAGAACATCGACCGCGGCCCGGCCGGCAACGACTTTGCCGACGCCAACGTGCTCGACGGTGGCGGTGTGTCCCGTCCTCCGCATGAGATGCTGATCCAAACCGCGCTCACCCGAGCTCGCAAGACCAACAACTCCAACGTGGACGTCATGTACTCGAGCCTCGAGCAGATCGACGCCTTTGGCGCTCTCCTGCTGGCGGATCGCCGGTACATGAACACCATGCGTCTCTCAGGCGGTTGGAACGCCGTCGACTTCGCCGGCATTCCGTGGATGGGCGACCGTGACGCATACCCCAACCGCATCTCTTTCTTGGACACCCAGCACCTGCCCATCTACGAGCTGCAAGGCTACGACTGGGAAGAGCGAGACGGCCTGTTCAAGCGACTGCCTGACCACGACATGTTCCAAAGCATGTTCCGTGGCCGTTGGAACCTGGTCTGCACCATCCCCAACAAGCAGACGATCCTGACGGAGCTGACCGAAGAGATCACCACCTGATCGACGTAGGGGGCCGCCAATTCGGGCGGCCCCCTCCTCAGCCCCGAAAGGAACTACCATGGCTTCGAGAGCACGGAACTGTCACCAAGGCAGTTCACTCCGCCGGATGGCGCTCAACCCGCTGCCCGTACTCAAGGCTGACGACGACAACGTCGGCATCACCGCCGCACAAGATCCTGGCGGCTGGACTGTTGGCACCGCCATCTCGCTTAACGGCACCCTGAGCCAGATGCCCCACGTGGGGACGATCGCGATCCGGGTCAACGACAACGACGGGGGCCAAGAGTTGGAGTTTTCCGTCGACATCGTTGGCTACAACGCAGACGGCATCAGGGTCACCGAGAGAGTCGACATCGGGCCGATCACCGAAGCGAACATCCAGGTCTTTCAGACCGCTGGGTGCTTCTCGTGGATCGAGTCAATCACACCAACCCGCGTCGTCAGCGCGGAGGCTTCCGACACGGTCTCCTTCGGGTGGAACTTCGCAACCGGGGAGGGCAACACCGGGGGCGGGCTGTCGTTACCGATGGCAGTCACCGGGGACTCGCAGTGGAAGGCCTACTCGGTCGCGCCGAGCGGCACTGTGCTGGCCCTCGTCACGCCCCTCAAGGCGACGGACTACGACCGCCGGGTCTGGTATCCATCTGTCCTTGCGACGGCGCTGTACTATCACGTCCGTTTCATGCCTTCGGTGGAGTGACCCATGGGACTCAAAAGCTCTAGCTGCCACCCGGAGTCGTCTCTCCGGCGCTCAGCCATCAGCCGCACCTGGCTCTACAAGTCCGCCGAGGACAATGATGGCATTATGCTCACCAAGCAGTTGGGCACCATGACTGTGGGGGTGCCCCTCACGTTGGATGGGGTCTATGGTGGCCAGTTACCGCACCCTGGCACGATCTGTTTCTTCCTGACCGACGCTGCTCTCCTCGACGCTATCGTCCATGTGGAGATCCGCGGCTATGACGCGGACGGGCAGAGGCAAAGGGAGGTCCTGAAGATGGGGCCAAACATCGCTGTGAACCATGCCTGGCAGTCGAATACGGCATGGGCGTGGATTGAGTCGATCACGCCGGTGCTCCTCAGCAACATCGTTGCCGTGGTCGACCTTCTGACGATAGGGACGCGCTTCAACAACGGATCTGGAGACACCGGGGGGTGCCTGGCGCTTCCAGGCCACATCGCCTCCCTTGACGAAGTGTCGGTCATGCAGATGGTTCCCGGCGCAGGTGCTGTGACGCAACTCACCGTCAGCGATTCGGGGGCAAGGCCCTACATTGACTTCACCCGACAGGTCTTTTCGCCGCCGGGCGGCCCCGCTGGTCGCTGGTTCTTGTTCGTCTGGAACCCAGGACGGGAATGACGGCTGCGGCTGGATGGCACCGCTCTGAGCCTCGAGATCAGGCGGGGGTGGTCGCGCGCTTTCGCGACCGCCTCCGGCGATTCTTCGGCGCCGGGTATCGAGTCCACTGGGATCCGAGCGCAGGAGACATCGCCCCGCCGGGCCGTTGGGTCATTCAGGAGCGCGGGCACCGCACCGGGCGCTGGCAACACGTCTGGAACGTGCAGTCCGAGGAGGGCTGCTGGCGTGAGCTCGGGGACTGGGCCTTCCACCGGCTGCACTCGATGGACATGGCCATGGTCAACACGGCCGCGACCGGGCACGGGCCTTCAATGGGCAAGCTCAAGAGCTGGCTCGATGGGCCGCGTAAGCGACGGGCAGTCGCCAAGCTAGTCGACTGGAACCGGCGGTACCGCGAGGAGATCCTTCCCCGGGCGATGCGGCGGTTCACTGCCATGGGCCATTGCGTGCGCCCTGGCGGCCAAGACCCGGAGGAAGCCATTCGCATGGCGGCCATCGGGCATCCCGGGTCGGAGCGCGAGATACAGCGCCTCGAGGTTGAGAACCTGGCCATTCAAGGGCAGGGGATCATCCCTGTATCTGGACGGCATGTATTTCCGTCTCTCTCCACACCCGACCTTCCCGTTCATGCTGGGAATGCTCGAAAAGGACGCCGGCGGAAGGGGAGGATTTGAAGATGGGCGAAGATTCGATGACTAGGACCCAACTAATTCTGGCCTGCCTTACCACGTTCCTTCTCTGTACGGGGTCGGTGTGGGGGATGATAACTGTCCATGCTGAGAACCCCCACCGGACGGCGGTGAGCGAGGCCCGCTTCAGCGACTACAAGGAGTACCTCGAAGAGCACTTCGACGCTATCGAGCGGGACCTGGCCGACATCAAGAGGGCCGTGCAGAAGTGAACCACACCCAGGCTATCAGCACGCTGCGCGACAAGTTGCGCGACCGATCCTCGGACGTTGCTAGTCGCCAGTGGTCAGATTCTGTCCTGGCGAGCTACATCGACGGTCAGCAGAAGTCGATCTTCCGTGACCTCGCCAAGGCAGCCGAGGGCTACTACAACGAGCGGGTCAAACTGTTTGGCTCCGAGGCCTGCCAGGTGCACACGGGCGTCTGGGAGTACGAGCTACCTGTGTGGGTGTTCAACATCATTGAGCAGGGCGTGCGTATCTCCGCAGACATTGACGCCGCCGAAGGCACCCGCGTTCGGCCATCACCCGATGTGCAGTTTCCGTCCGGGGTCTCCTGGCGCTATGACGGCACGCACACCCTGAGGCTCTGGCATGCCTCTGCGCAAGACCTGACCGTCCAGGTGGCCAAGATCCCCGGACCCCCACTGCAGGGGACTACGGACAACGCCACGGACCACGGCCCTGATGTGATGCAGTGTGAGGCGGATGCTTCCGCAGCCTTCCCTCACGACCTGGTCCCCGACACTTACGTCGGTTCAATCATCGAGATCACGGCCTGCACTAACAGCGAGAATGTCGGCCTGCAGCGGCGCGTCGTCAGCTCGGGGGTGGAGGAGCTCACAACGGGTGTGCGGCGCCTGACGCTGCGATTCGCGAAGCCGTTCCCTCGAGGCATCCCCACCGGCACTGGGTATGTCTCGCTGATCGACACAGGCAGCATGGCTCACCAGGAGTACCTGCTCCTGATGACCAAGGTGACAGCGCTGAGCGACAACGACAGCCCGGTCCCTGAATCACTCCAGGCCGCCTTGCGCGTGGAGACAGCCCGCTTCCTGGATACACTCAAGCGTCGCGAGAACGTCGGGGCTCGCGAGCACGGTGTCGAGCAGGAATACTTCCGCTCCGACCAGCCAGATCGAGACCCCGCGACATACTGACATGAGCACACACGGAGCACAGGTCCACGTACACGATGGTGGCATCGGGACATCCATTGTCACCCCGGACACGGCGGCTGCCCCGGCCGATCAGTTCGATGAGCGCAACGTGTTCATCGTCTACGCCATTATCAAGCTGGACAATACCGCAACCACGATTCAGCTTCGTAGCCACGGAGGCTTGGGGGGTGCCCCCGACCTCACGCTGGTCTTCGGGGCAGTGGGGCCAGAGGCCTCGGTAAACCTCGGGGCACAGGGGATCCTCTTCACGCAGGGTCTGGATGTGATCACTAGCGTTGGCGCGGGAGACTTCGCAATCGTGTTTGAGAGGATCAACCGCCGAGTTGCCTGATGAGAACGCATGGCGTACAGGTGAAGGGGCACACCCCGGGTAGGGGCTCGGTGACAATAGTCGGGAAGGCCTCTGATCGGATCATCGTCTACTCCATCATCAGGCTCGATAACGGCCTTGGCACGCTGACAGTGGAAGGTAAGGGGGCCGTGCCTACCCCCAGCTTCGTCCTCGACTTCGCTGTCACGGACCCTCCCGGGGAGATCGAGTTTGGACAGCAGGGCATTCTCTTCCCGGAGGGTTGTCAGATCACCACGGGCGGCTCTGGGTCTGACTTCTCTGTCGTCTACGAGAAAGTCGATCGGATCTGATGCCGATCCCCCCGCAATACACGGGGTTCCAGCTGAAGCCGCTGGGGTCTGACGGGCTCGAGACATCGACCCCCGCCGACCTCCTACAGGACGGGCAGAGCCCCGCCGCTGAAAATGTCGACTTCGACCGGATGGGGGTCTCGGAGGTGCGCGGCGCAGTCAAGATCGGCAACAGGCCGATGCCGAAGTCGGCCATCAAGACCACGGTTTCGCGCTCGCCGCTAAAGGTGACCGCTGGCGTCTCGGTGCCAGTGCGCGGGTACGCCGTCTTTCCCTACGCCGAGGACATCGACCTGGGCGGAGACTTCAACACGGACGGCGTTGCCGCCCCCAGCGAAGCCTTCCACCTGCGCCGCGGCAAGAAGGCCGCTTGGTCGCTGAAGGTCAGTTTCCAGGTCCCCGAGGAGGAGAAGCTCTACGCCCAGGACACTCGAGGCAGCGGGGCCCCGGCTGTGGGCGCAGAGGCCGCGGGCTTCGACTTCGGCAGTTGGGCCTACGACGAGGGCTTCGAGGACACGACGATCATCTGGCAGAAGGGCGGCGACCGCGTCACCCCCATGTCCATGTTCATCGGCATCGTCAACGTCGGGACCAAGCTCTACCGCGAGCTCACGGACCCGGCGGTGCCTGGCCTCAACATCGAGGAGCGCTCGAACTACGTGGTGGTCTTCGGCTGGCTGGACTCCCCGCAGTGGGGCGCGAGCGCCTCGGAGTTCATGCGGTACAAGGTCGGTACGGGCGGTACCCTCGTCGGCTCGACCGGCTCAGTCTGCACCAAGGCCTACCGCATCATCGCCACTCGGCACTTCGTCGAGCCGGGCCACGACTACCACCTACAGGTCAGCCTCAAGCTCGACACGGGCACGCCTGGTGCGCAGGTCGATGCGGACGACCCGACCGCGGCCTGGGAAGAGGACGGGGAGTTCCGTGTGGCCATGTCGGAGACGGTCTTCGACAACGAACTCAACCCGATCGGTGACCACGAGCAGAGCGCGACGGACCTGGCGACGGACTTCTTCGTGCTCAAGGGGCCGCTCGATTCCATCGCCTACCTCCTCCGCTACGGCGTGCGCTTCAGTGGCAGAGACGCCACCTTCCTGGGCTTGGGCATGCGCAACATCCCGCGCCAGGCCAACGGCTTCATTCCTACAGGCAACGACGCTGCGGCCCTCGAGAAGGGGGGGCACCGCATGATCGACTGCTCGAGCGTTGACCCCCTCGCTGACCTGGGGGTGAACCTGGGATGCTCCCACACCCTAACAGCCGACACTTTCGTCTCTGTCAGCCACGAAGCTATGACAGGGGCAGGTGGACCGGCGATGACCTTCGCGGGGGCCTACAGCGGCCCTAGCGCGGCGATCTGGCCCGGGCTGGGCGGCGCGGCCCATAACCCCGATGCCCTGCGCGGATACTACCTGGTGCTTGGGAGTGCAGCACCGGCGAACCTGCGCGGAGCCAGAGTGCGCCTTGGGGCCTACGCTGCGGGCCCCCCTTTCCAATTTGCCTGGCTCGACCACGCAGGAACCCCGGCCACCTGGACCGACGAGCCCTGCTTCCTCCAGTGCCTGCGCTGGAATCAGCGCCCGCTGGTCCTCGACGAGCTGCGCATATACGCCACCGACCGCCCCACGGATGCCACCGCGCTAGGCTTGGGCGTCCAGAGACGATTCGACCTGGCCGGGGAGGCTGAGCTCGACGACTCAGGGCACTCTGAGATCGCCCAGCTCGTCGCTCACTGGCCACTGGACGATGGCGAGGGTGGAACGCTCCGGGAGACCGTCGCGGCGAGACAGGGGGCGCTGGCGCCTTTCAGCGGCGCGGTCAGCGACACGGGCCAGCGGGGGAAGAACATGCTCTTCCTCTCAGGCGAGGGCGAGGCGCTCACGATCGACCTCTCAGAGAACCCAGTCTTCCTGAGGGAGTTCCAGTCCATGCTCCAGAGTGGGCGTGGAGGCTTCGCCGTCCAGACCTCGATGATCCTGACGGAGTCGGTCTATGACGACTACGCGATAGTGGGCGCGGACGCTGTCGGGCAGTATGGCCCGCACCTGATCAGTTGGGAGACCCGGGGTGAGAATGCCGAGGGCCTTACCGTGGCGGCCAAGCCTCTCCTGCGCTTCACCCAGAAGGTGTACGGCCCCACGGGCAACTACATCACCGCCTTCAACCGACCCATTGGCTTCGCGCTCGAGGTGGCCGGGGGGGACGACCAGGTCGGCGCGGTAGTCGACCTGCCCGTGCCCGCGCTCGACGGAGGCACCCCCAACTGGGACGTCACAGCCCCCTGGGTCGGGCGCCACATCACCATCCAGGTGGGGGTCTACGCTGACCCGGATAACGCTGGGCAGTTCATTCGCTATGTCTCGGTCTACCCCAAGAGCGCCTTCTTGCCTGAGGATGAAGACCCGGACCAGATCGAGATGGCCTACTTCGACTCAGCCGCCATCCAGGCCAAGGACATCGTGCGGTCGGTGATTACGATTGGAGGCTCTTTCGAGACTGAAGGAGCTCCCTACTCCACCCTCAGCGCTCGTATGTGGGTTGACGAGGCTCATGTCTTCGCGGCCCCTGCGCCCGGCAATCTATCAGCCGCGTCAGGATCTGGCATCGTTCTGCGCGATGGGAAGATTGTAGGGGCCAACTCGTTCCCCCTGCGGGCCCTGAGTGGACCCGACCTCGAGCTCGATGTGGGGCCTGGCGTGCGCTCGGGAAACGTGGTCCAGGGCAGCCAGGTGATCACGGCCGCCAGCGCCCTTCGCTTCTTCGATGGGGACGCCGGCGAGAGCATGGACGCCCTGGTTGACACCTATCTTGTGGTGAAAGGGGATACCCATGAGAAGCGTGCGGTGGAGGCTATCCCTGAGACCCTGAAGGAGCTCTACCGCGTTGACGCCCAGGCCGTTGACCGCTCCACGCTCACTCTGGCCACGCCCTACAACGGCGAGACGCGCGACAACGCCGGTATGCGCTCCACTCGCCACTGCGCCTACACCGCATTCGACGACCTGAAGGTCGACCAGTTCCTGACGCTGGGCCGCGGGAAGGCCTATGTTCCTGGCACCACCACATCCGGCGACGTCACACTCACTGGGCGCCTGGTCGCTAACCTGGCAGCCTTCGGCGGTGACTGGGTCCTACGCATCTACTCCCCGCTCGCCTCGAGCTCGGCCTTCGACGTCGTGCCCAGCTGGGTGCGCGGCCTGAAGATCCCCCGCCACAACCGCATCTCCTGTATGCGGGGCTTGGAGAGCCGTCGTTTTGCCGGCGCGAGTTCGAGTTTCTGCGAGGTCGATGGCCGCTGGCGTGACGACACCCCGCGCCCCGAGGGACGCCATTCTCTGCGCTTCCGCGGGGGGCGCTCTAGCGAGATCGCCGTGCAGGACCGCCTGGAGGGAGACTCGCTGATCTTCCCCACCCAGGGCGACATGCTCATGCTCCAGAACCCGCCGGCCGCTGCGTACATGCGCACGTCGACCGATGTCCTGGGCTTCGGCAACGTGGGCGCGGGCGAGGTGGGTCGCGCCAGGTACACCGAGTTCTGGGTCAAGCTCGACGAGATCGGCAAGTTCCAGACGGTGCTGTGGTGCGGCTCGATGGTCGACAACCCGGAGAACCTGCCCGGGGAGACGTTCTACGAGCACAAGGTCAACCGCATCATCCGCTTCGCAGACGGACGGCCCGAGTACGTGCTGCCCTCCGCCGCATCGGCAGCCGGTGGACGTCCCGACAAGGGGCTCTTCGTCGGCACAGCAGACGCCACGCTGCGCTCCGGCGAGTGGACCCACATTCGCTGGCAGATAGGGGAACTGACAGACGCTGACCCCCCTGGCAACTGGCATATCCTACGCCCGCGCTGCTGGGTCAATGGCAAGGAGGTCACCGTCCGGGTCAACGTGGCCCAGACCGGCAATATCGACCCGCGCTGGTTCCAGACCGCCAACCTGATCGAGAGCGAGCTGGCCACGGCCGCCCTGGTCTTCGGCGCCTCCCGAGACAGTTACCTCGAGGAGCAGGAGAACGGCGCCTTCGTTGTCGACGTCGTCGCTGGCCTGAGTGTCTTGCCTGGGCGCCGCGTGGGGTGGATGCACGCCCTGGCTGGACAGTTGGTCGGCTTCGCAGAGGGCACCTCGACGCTGACGGACGTCAACAGCTTCGCTAACTTCGAGCCCAAGTTGTTCGCCACGGCAGCGGAGATGGACACGGCCTATACCGCCGTCGCCTCGCACACGACCATCCTCTTCATGGCCCTCAATGAGGGCGCTGGTCATCGCCCCAAGATCGAAACTCACAACCTCACCACCCTGGTCTCCTCTTGGGCGGTCCTTCGCAGCCACCCCTTCCTTTCCCTGGCCCATGACTTGGGCGATCACGGCAAGCCCTTCACCATGGCGACCTGGGCGAACCAGGTGTACGCAGCCAACGGTGGGCGCCCGGCTTACTACGACACCGTGCGTCGGATCACGCGCCATGTAGGCCTGTTGCCGCCGACGAACAAGCCCAAGTTCGATGTCATCCGCAAGCCGCTGTGGAAGCAGAACTACCAGTCACTGGGGGACATCCTCAACGACCCATTCCCGGTCGGGGGTTCTGATGATGACACGGACCTGGCGCCGAACCACTACTCCAACAACGGCAACAACTACCTGCAGCAACCCTTCGACGAGGAGATGCGCTGGGAGCGGGATGACAGCGAGGTGGCCGGAGTAAAGAACGACATCTTCGCCTTCAAGTGCATGTTCATGCTGCGCGACGTCGCCGGCAGGATCGTCATTTACGAGCAGCGCGAATCGCTGGCTAGTGGCTCCATCTTCATCGAGGTCAGAGACGGCAAGTTGGTCATTGGTTGGTACGACACCTACGACAAGGCCGAAGCTACGCTGTCCACCTCGACCGCGGTCGTGAAGGCTGGACGCTGGTACTACCTCTATTTCCGCAAGCGTTGGCCTGAGCCGTCGAGCAATAACTGGTCGAACCCGCTCTACGCAGACCCGGATGGTCTTCCCTCCCGGTTGATCAAGGACAGCCTGGTGCTGCGCCAGTTCCCGACCGGGGACGCGAATGGTGACGGCACAGGGGTCGTGCTGAACGAGACCACATACGACGTCAAGGCGGATGCGACGGGCACCCCGGGGTACCCCGCCTTCACGCGCCACTGCATCAGTTTCACAACGCTGGATTCGAGCACCACCGACCCCCTGCTGACGGTCTCGGGCCGAGTCACCGACCACACCTTCGAGGCTACGGTGGCGGCAAGCGGATCGACTGCGACCTTCACGGTCACCGGCGGCGCACTCCACGCGGACATGTGGGGTATGCTCCTCACATACGTCTCGGACACTACGGTTCAGGTCGTCGGCAGGATCACCGTGGTCGCCCCTGGTCTTGGCGGTTCGATCACCTCGCTCGATGGCAGCACCCTGCTCGACGCCACGGCCCAACCGGCGGCAATCTGCTTCGGCTTCAAGTTGGTCCCCAACGCCACCTTCGAGAACAGCCATCAACCGGACGAGGGCACGTTTCCGATCCGCCTCTTTGGGTCACCTCTCGCGCTCCAGGCGAGCAATGGCATCGCTCCCTTCAACGGCGAGTTCGGTTCCTTCGGGTACTGTTCCATCCGAGAGGACCAAACCACCCCAGGCCACCCCGGCGACAACCCGGAGATATTTCACAACGCATCGTCCCTGGTCGACGTCCTCGAGATCGGCACGGACAAGTTCGACAACCACATCTTCCGGGCGACAGCACCGGACGACCTCGTCTTCACGGTCACCGGGCAGAACTTCACGGTTATCCAGTCGACGCAGCCCAACGAGGACAGGGAGGTGGAGCAGGAGGGTGCCAGCAACTCGGTCAATGCCGAGTCGCTCTTCTGGAAGTACAACCAGGAGGTCCAGTTGCTCGACGGGTCACGTCGAATCTTCGTGACCTTCTATGACCCGAAGACGGGAGACGAGTCAGGACCCAGCCCGCTGCTGGACATCCACCCGAGCTCAGAAGACTTTTCCAACCCATCGGGGGATGCGCGCTTCCTCCTGACCGAGCTGCCAGTCTCGCGCGACGGGTCCGGGCTCTGGCGCCGGATCTACATGACGTTGATCGACGGCCAGGTCCCGCAGTTGGTGCAGACCATCGAGGACAACAGCTCAAGCTCCACCTCGCTGGTCAAGAGTGAGGGGCAGATCAGCCGGGGCCGCGTACTCGAGTTGTTCAACCGGCCGCCGGTGCGCGCCGGCATCGTAACTGTCTCGCAGCGCCGCATGTTCTACGCGCAGTTGCCCGGGGAGCCCGGGACCCTGGTGTGGTCGGAGGCCTACCGACCGAGGGTTGTCCCGCTCAACAACCTGGGCTTGTTCGCCACGGGCGACGGTGCGGACATTAGCGGCTTGGCAGACCTCAATGGGCGCATGATGATCTTCAAGGAGCACGGTTTCGTAGCAGAGACCTTGGTCAGCGAAGGGTCCTCCTCTGACCGCGTCTACCCCACGGACGCGGGCTGCTCGGCACACAACACCATCCAGCCCTTCCGCGACAGGATCGTCTGGAGGGACAGCGCAGGCCTCTGGAGCATGAACGCCGGGGGTAGGCCTGAGGCAATGAGTGACGGCATCCGCGACTTCATGCTCGATGACGAGGACTCACGCTTCCTGGGCTTCTCCACTGCAGCGGTGAACTCTCACCGCCGACAGTACGTCGTCACCGCGCAGCGCAAGGGGGTGTTCGATCCGCAGGTCCGTATCGCCTCCGGCATCGGGCGCAATGGGCCGGTTATGGCCCTCTACCGCTCACCGGCCCTGGTATCGCTCGCTGCCGTCAAAGGTCCTGCCGGTGGGCCGCGTGTCCTGGTCGGGGGGGACGTCTTCGGGTTTGCCTACGAGCTCGACCGCCCGGGATCTAACTCAATCGGCATCGGGCCCCAGGATGGCTATGCCGCAGGCGGGCAAGTCGTAAGTGTTGCCTCCGGGTTCTCCGCCACGCAGAACGCTCCAATCAAGGTGGAGGTCAAGGCCACCTTCGGTCACGACGAGGAACTGTGCGGGCCCCGAGGGGTCGAGATGCGCTGGCTCGTCGGGTCGGTGGAGAAGCGAGCGATCGCCCTGTTCATGGCGGACTCAGGCGCCGGCGACCTGTGGCTGATGCCCGACCGCACGATTCCAGCAGCTGACCTTCCCGCAGCCGAGGCGCTGATCCATCTAGGGACCCCTTCGTTCTTCTGGGAATCCAAGTGGCTCGACTTCGGCTCTCCCACGCAGTCGAAGAAGCTCCACTTCATCGACGTCTACTGGGAGCCGGGGGCGACCGGGTCGGTGACACTGAGCCTGTACAGAGACTTCAGCTCCACTGCCTTCCTGACCAAGGTGCTGGATGTGTCGGCCAGTGACGGCATGACCAGGGTCCCCATGGAGCGTGGAGACGTGAAGCTCCTCAAGGCCCGCATCGAGCGGGTGGCCGTCGCGGCCCTTGGCACCAGTGACCCTGGCGACTACGACACGGGGGCGGTTTTTACCTCGATCGTCTTTAGGTCACAGACACAGGACCTGCACTGATGCCCATCCTGCAGGACGAACGCCTCCAGGAGATTGCCCAATTGGTGTCGGTCACGAAGACCTACAAGCTGTATGTGAGGCCGAGGTCGTACAACACATTTGGCCAGGAGATTGGGCACCGCAATGGGCTGTGGCGGGCGGGTGGTTCCATCAGGTGGTGGAAGAAAGCCTTCGCTGACACAGGACTGGACCTCAAGGATTTCCTCACTGCCGATGGCGCTCTCTTTGGAAAGGACCTCTTTGGGCTAAAGCGGCTGATCCTGAGTGGAGACGTCAACGCGGCCGAGGCGCAGGCCTTCCTGCGCAACAAGTTTGGGGGCCAGCTCGAGTTTGGGGACGGACTCTTCGCCCACGTATCTGCGCCCCAGGCAGAGGCGCTGGCTATCGACGCTGAGCAGCCGACCGAGGCGGAGGAGGGCCACCAGACCCTCTCGGAGCGAGCGCTCGAGGCAAAGCGCATCCTGGCCGGCGAGGGCGGGAGTGACGCCTTCCAGGGCGAGGCCATTCTGATTGATGAATTGCCGGTCGAGTACGACCAGCGTCAGGTGCAGCAGACACTGGAGACCCTGGCGAACCGGCTCAATCTCGAGCTCTCGGAGCTGCGCTCCGGCAGGATCAACTACCCGACCAACGGCATCGACGGCGCGGCAATCAAGCCAGGCACCCTGAATTTTGAGAAGACCAACTTCTCGAGCTTCTACCGCAAGATGGCCACCTGGCCGGGCCCCGAGGACGCCATCCGCCTCTCTGTTGCGCCGGATACCTCCGTTGATCGCTGGCATGACGCCGGAGAGCTCACGTTCCTGACAGGTAGCGGCGGCGCTGGATCGACAATGAAGGTCAAGGGACCTGGGCGGGTGCAGAAGGTTGTGAGCTCACGCTTCACCTCCGCGAAGCGCCCGACCCCTGGCCCGACCCGCTATCGGATTATCGAGCCAGGTATGCGCTTCGGCCTGGTCTCGATCTGCCGTGTCCTCGACGACAGTGGAGCGCTCCGGGACCACAGAAGTAAGGATGCGCTCTATGAGCTGACCTACGGATGCGTCCTGCGAGGCCTGCCGAACTTCATGCCGCACGCCCCTCAGCATATCGAGGTTCTCTACGACGGGGATGTCCCTGCGGGGCTCCTGGGCGCAGTCCATGACGCCGCCTTCAACACACCCGAGCTTTACCACTCCAAGGCTAACCGGGACTTCGCTACAACGCCCCCGAGGATGCTGGCGCCCTACTCGCTACTCCAGAGCGTTGATAACTACACACCACCGCAGGCTACGCTCGATGACTTTGCCGGCTTCAATGTCATGCTGGTGACTGGGAGCACGCCGATTCAGTCATACGCCCAACTGAACGGGCGGCCAAACAACTACATCCTGCTTACGGGCAACCCCCACGGGCCCATGGCGACAACGCACGACACCACCATGCAGGGGCGGTTCGTTGACCCCACTTCGGTTACGCCTATTTTAGGGGAGGGGGCAGACATGCCGTGGAGGGCGCCTGCGCCGCCCTGCGTGGTCGTCTCGAATGACGATTTCTTCACGAAGGACCAGTACGTGCTCGAACGGAACAACACACTCCCCACGGGGGATTTTTCGCGGCGGGTCGTGAATGGCGTTCCGTTCACCCTCGAGGATGCGGAGCGTCTCAGCCCCACGGTGGGGCCTGATGGCAGTTTCGCGGTATACATCGAGGTGAAGATGCGTCACCGCGTACCGGGAGGCCCGCACACCCTCGATCCCTCAATCGCCTATTGGCAGTCCAACCACGACGTCGGGATGCGGGTTGGGGCCTGGTGGACTCAGGGTGCTAGGGTAGTCAAGCAAGGACACAGGCAGACGGTGGTGGACATAACAGTCTGGTAAGGAGGATGGCATGGTTAGCGTTCAGCAATTCCTGAGAGGGTTCGAGTACAACGGGCAGGGCTTCGGGGACCAAGGTCCGGTCGACCCCAGCCAGGGTGGGTTCACCACATCCAACGCCCCCTTCCTGTTCGCGCAGCTCCTACAGCAACTGTCCGATCCAGGTGGGCCCCTCTCCTCCCTGTCACTCAACCAGGTGCTGGCGGGGCAGACGTCTGGGTTGGTGGCGGCAAACGCGGGAGCCAAGGACCAGGCGCTCAACCAACTGGCGGACTCCGGTGCAAATGCAGCGACTGCAGCTATGGCCACGGGGGGGTTCGAGCAACAACTCCTTGAGCAGATCGGAGCGACCCGCGCTGCGGCTCAGGAGAATCTCCAAGAGCGCCAAGCCAAGGCGGCCACGGACTTCACCAACGTCCTGGCACAGTCCGAGGCGACACAGAAGGAACGCACCGAGCAACTGCGCCAGTACGAGTCATTGCGCAAGGACATCAAGAAGCAGAACAAGTTCAACCGAGCTCTGGGCATCGCAAGCCTGGCGCTCAGTTTCCTCCCGACCGGGCAGATAGCCGGCGCGATCGGCAACAAGCTCTTCAGTAAAGACGTCGACGTCCCCACTGGCGGCGGCCTCGTCCTGCCCGGTGGGGGCGCCCCCAAGTTTGGCGCCCAGGCCGGAGCAGCCGCTGCGTCCTCAGCGGGAAGCGGGCTCGCCGGCGGTGGTGGGGCTGCCTTTGACCACAACCAAGCCTTCAAGGACGTGCTCGGCCTCTTCCAGGGATCAGACCAAGGATCCGCGGGGCCCGCACCCCCGGCAGCCGGTAGCAGCGCTCCCCAGTTCCAGACGAGCGCGGTTGGAGGTGGAGGGGCAGACAACATCGACGAGCTGCTCGGGTTCCTCCAGCAGGGACAGGGTGGGCAGATAGCGGTATGACGGACACTACATCAGGATTTCAGTCGCCTCAGTCATCGGGCAGCGTCTTCAACAACGACGCCCTCCTCTCCATCCTCAGCCAGGCGGGCGCCGAGTCCGCTCGGTCTCTCGGGGCAATCAGCCGCCAGGTCCAGGCCGGCAAGGCAGACGATGACGAGCGGAGGCAGAACCAGGCCCATTCCGCCATGGCTCCCGCGATTTCCGCAGCCATCACCACCCAGACCCGGATGGCTATACAGGACTCACCGATGTATCGGGGCATCTTCACCCAGCCGGGTGCGCTCAACCCGGACGGCAGCGCAACACCCGAGGCCCGGGCGAGGCTGCGCGCCATGATGATCTCTGACGGTCACCGGGATGACGACTCCCTGACCCTGCGCGTGGACAGCGCCTTGACGCCGGTCCCTTACAGCAGGATAGAGAAGGACTCTATAACCAGTCTGATGGGCCAGCATGCGGCGGGTGGTGGCACGGCTGGTGAGTTTTCTGCGCTGATGGAGGTGATCTCTCCGGGTACTGTTGTTGGAGAAGATGGAGTGCTGGCAGCGAGCGCGAAGCGGGGGGGGAGGATCTTCGGGAACTTTGATGCACCGTCTGACGACCTGCAGTCCCAGATCAACAACCTGGGGTTTAGCCACCTTTGGCGCCAAAACCAAGGCAACCTCAACCTCCCGGGGGGCGCAGCTCCCACACGCTCAGCAGTGGCGGGCACCGGGGCTACACCTAAGACCCCCGGGGCGCCGGCGGCGGCAGGCTCGCCTGACTCCGAATTCGTGTACCCGCTGCCCGTAGGCAAGCGCAACATCGGGCCCCAGTGGTTCAAGGAGGCCGACATCAAGGCGGCCAGCCTCCCCCAGAATGTTAGAGATGTCATCAAGGAACAATTCCCAGGCACCACCCCCGAGGACTTCATTGACGGAAAGAACCTCTCCGACCAAATGTGGAGAGGCGTAGACGGCCTGGTTTCATGGGACACCCAGGAGGGCCGTTTCATTTGGGACGACAAGAACGCCACCAGTTGGCAGCGCGGCCAGATGAATAGGCTGAAGACCGTGCTCACACAGCTCACCCCCTACATGGGCATCGAGTTGACTCTGGCCGAGCGGGGCCGGGGCGCTGCTGGGTTAGTCAGCCTGACCCAGAAGAGGGCCACTGAGCTTGGTCTCTTCGTAGGCGGCTCGCCATTGCCGAGGCGAGGGGTGATGACTAGCGAACTGATGAAGGACAACCCTGGGCTCAGCGAGGGAGATGCCGTGCAGTCTATGCGTGACAGCGCCCTCTTTAGCATGCCGCAGTTCAAAAGGGCGACGGGTCTGGACCAGCTCGGAGAGCCCCAGGCTATCAACGAGCCGCTCCCAGAGGACGAGGATTAGGTCATGGTCGTCGAAGACCCGGTAGCGCAGGACCCCACACAGAAGCCCGTTGCTGGGCGCCCCGAGGCCCCCTTCAAGCGAGGCGGCGAGCTGGTGGACAGCATGCTCCAGTTGCACGCCTGGAGAAAGGACTCGCGATTGTCCGCAGAGCAACTCACCTCGGTCGAGACTGAGTACCAGAGGGGGCTGACCGTTCTCGGCGCTATGTCTGCGGGGGCTGACGCGGACGCGCGTGATGGGGCCAGGGCGCTCATCGAGGCCTTCGGCGCGGATGATGCGGCCATGAAGCTCAAGCCTAGCCTTCTGGGTTACGGGACGCACATGGATGAGGCGCGCAGGGAGCTCTTCGACCAGAGCATGCCTCCAGCGTCACCCGATGAGCTCAAGAGAGCCCAGCAGATGACGATAGCCGACGCCACGTCGGGCGGATTCAGGAAGCAGTCAGCCTCGCGCTCCGAAGAGGAGGAGGAGCCCAAGAAGTCCCTCCTTGATTTCACAGGCTTCAGGAGATTGGGTGGGAGCGACCCCGCGCAGGGCGAGGCATTGCGACGGGGATCACCGGAGGAGGCGGCCGCCATGGGCGCCGCCGGCAGCACTACGGGTCACGGCCGTGCGGGCATGGCTCTACCCGCAGATCCACTGCTTGGCCAGGATCGCAACATAGGCGGATGGCCTCAACTGGACAGCGTGCGGCGCGACTCTCTCACGGGGCGGCTAAAGGCAGACCTCGAGGCCAACAATGTGGTCACGCGCCGCAAGGGCGACGGCCTGTTGGATTTTTTTGGTGCTGAGAGGCAGGCCGTGCCCATCCTCTTCTCCACCACGAAGCCGGCGGAGTGGGCTGGCTGGCCGGGGGCAGAGGAGCAGCCGGAGGACCGCTACCTGATCAGCGAGGCCTTTAAGAACTACCCCGTCTTCAGCCACTACGGGGAGGGGTACAAGGCGATGCAGGTGCTGAACCCTGAGAACCCTGTACTAGAGGATGAGGAGGGCAGGTACCTCGAGTACAAGGACCCGCAGGGCAGGGTCCACCGGGAGCGTCCAACCATCGACCTCGAGGACTGGGGGTCGGAGGTGCGCAAGTCGATTACCGACGCAGAGATGGGGGTCAACCCGGACGGCTTGCCCTACGCACGCCACCTAATCGGCCGGCACACGCTCTTCGGCTCTCTCTGGCACTACGTCGGGGCGGGTGGAGAGAAGGGCATCGACTACGACGTCGACAGCCTGATGGGTACCATGCCCTTCGTCCCCAATATCACCGGCAACAAGTTGAGGGACCGCCAGTTGCTTCTGGACCCGATGGCCGTCCGCATGATGAAGGAGGCCGACTCCGAGGGCGTCTTCGGGAACGTGGTGGGCCAGACCATCGTGGGCATGGTCGACTTTGCCATTGTCTCCGCCGCTACTCGAGGGGTCGGTGGGGGTATCAGGGGCGTGGGGGCCGCCGCTCTGAGGCGCAGCGCGGTCTTGCGCGGGCTCAGCGGTGGACGTCTGGGGGCGTTCTACGCCAAGCGGTTCGGCAAGGTGGCAGCCGCGGTCGAGTCCCAGGAGAAGAAGCAGAAGGCGGGCAAGATTGTGCGCGGCCTCCGCGGGTCAGGCCTGAACTTCGGCACGCTCCAGCAGGCCCGTCAAGAGGTTTGGTTTGGCACAGTCATGGGTTTTATCCGTGAGGACCAGACCGGCTGGGAGGGCGCCAAGGGAGGGGGGGACGAGGCTGTCGTTGAGTTTGGCTTTGGCCGCGTCGGTTCCTTCTTTGGGAGCGGCATGCTGGGGGCGATGACGAAGAGTGTCCGCAGGAGGCTGCCCGAGGTGATCTCTCGGATAAGGACAGGGAAGGGGCTAAGCGCAGAGGCGGCGCCCAAATTCAGATTTGACGCGGAGGACCCCCGGGGGGTGGTCGACGCCTTCGAGAAGTCCATCCGCTCCAGCGTGGGGTATATGCCCTCAAGCGACGAGGCTATCCACCAGCTCCTCAGGCGTCGTGTTCGCAGCCAGGCCATCCGCGACAACATCTTCGAGATCCTCGATATGGGCTACGTCGGCCTCTCGATCGGGGGCTACATGTCCGCCCGCCAGGAGGCCCTGTCCAACGGGGAGGAGTGGAACGGTTTCAACCCGCTCAACTTCCCTGAGAACTACAGGCGGACCTGGGAGAAGATCGTCAGCGGGGATCCAAATGCCTGGGGCACGGCCGCGGGCTTCACCGGGATGGGCACCGCCTATGGGGCCCTGGGTGCGGTTAGGGGCGGCCCCCTGGCCACAAAGATCCAGCTGGCCGAGGGCGAGTCAGCCTCGCTCGACGAGGTATTGCGTGACATCTCCGAGTACATGGGCTCGAAGATGCAGGACATGACAGAGGACGACGTGGGTTTTCTGGCAGAGCAATTCGAGTTTGAGGAACTGGCCACGGAGCTGTTTTCCAGAGGGCAGAACCTGGACCAGGCCGACCCCTTTGCCGACCGCCCCGCCCCCAACAGCCTGGTGGATTTCCTCGGTCTGGACATGGGCGCGCGACCCATTCAGCCCAGCGAGCTCGAGGCGTACTCCAAGGCCACCGGCAAGACGAGCTTCTCAGGCCCAGAGGTGCGAGCCTGGCTGAAGGAGAACCCCGATGCCCAGTCCCTCGACCCCAACAACACCACCACCTTCGGTTCTAACGCCGAGCGCAACCAGAACCGAGGTCTGACCCGTCTCGATCCCGAGTACCAGATCACCGCCGGCGAGCAACTCGCCATCATGTGGACTGAGGAGGCAGAGGGCCCCGAACTGGTCGTGGAGGCGCTGGGCATGCTCGATACGTTCGAGCTCCTACAGATCGACCGCCAGCTCCGCGGTACGCCCGACACCCTGCTCCCAGGTGAGGTCGGAGCCTCCAAGGTAGTCTCTGCTCGCTTGCGGGAGGTCGTCCGCGCCATCCTGGTCAGTCGTCGCCGGGGCGAGGGCCCGGACCCGGTCGACTCCGCCGCGGATGGCCCTGACGCTCCGATCAACTACGACCTCGCGGGGAACCGCATTCTGGGGCGGGCCGATGATCCTGCCGTGCAGGCGATGGTCGACGATGCCAAGGACTCACTGAAGAGCACCGGGGCCACCTGGTCACCCGAGGCGAATAGCGCTCTCGAGATACACGTAACCGAGGCAGGCATGCTCGAGGTGCGCAACCGGGAGAGCGGGAAGGTTTTTGGAACTCACGGCAATAGCGAAGTCACCAAGGCCGTCAAGCAGATCCACCACATCCGCAAAGATCGCACCGGGGCCCGGAGGACAGGTACGCAGGGCAGCCTGAGGGCCAAAGTACAGACCGAGATGGACCCGGACGAGGGCTTCGGCGGGACCACCGCCGAGGTCGACCGCCTCATGCCTGAGCGGATGCAGACAGCGGCTGTCCAGGACCCCGTCGAGGAGGCCGTCTCAAGGGCCCTGGATGTGGATACCACGGAGACGGACGAGGCTGAAGGCGACGTGACCCGTCTCGACGAGGACGGGGATGCCGAGGTCACAGCCAGAGTTCGCAGTAGCCGGGGAACAGTGCTGGCGGATGACATCCGCCGGGACTTGATCGAAGACCGAAACGCTCAGCGAGAGTTCCACGTGGAACAGATGCTGCTGCCTGACCTGGTCGGCGCAGGCTTCAACACCCTGGCAGAGGCCCGCAGGGCCGCCCAAGAAGGCACGCTGCCCGATACGCTGGACCCGGACGTCCGCGAGGTGCTCGAGGGAAAGGCTGGCGTGCCAACCCAGCGCCAGGTGCAGCAAGCCATCCAGACCATCGCAGACCAGCACGCCGGGCAGCCCGGCACGGCGGGGGATGCTGATGGCGGCGCGAACCGTGTGGCGGCTCGCTACCTGGGAGGGGCGGAGGCTCGCAACACCAACCGCCTCACGGAGGCCGTGCGCAAGGCCTCACAGGACGGCGCCGAGCGTGACCCGGGCTCGAACCCGCTCATGCCTCCGCAGACGGCACAGGAGACCGCACAGGCCCTGGCGAGCGCCCAGGAGGAGGCGGTCTTGGAGGGCAACATGGATAGCGGGCTCTCAGCAGCCTCCATGGCAGCCTCTATGGCGGAGGAGGCGGCGGCCCGGGCTGAGGTGCGGGGTGAGGCACACGAGGCTAACGACGCAGAGAGGGCTGGACGCGAAGTTCCAGGACCGGACGTGGCGGGGCATGTCACCGAGGAGGGCGGCCCCCAGACTGACGGAGTAGGCCCTGGTTTCGACGGTACGCTCTATGACCCAGATGCCGGCGAGCAGGTGCTCTACGACATCGGAGCCAGGGCGTTCATGCGGGGCGACGACCCCGGCGGGGACAAGTCGGGGTTTCATACGCTGCTTGAGTACGCCATGACCTCGGCGGGCAACGACGCCGTCGCAAGGGTGCACCGCCGCGCCCTGCGCAACGGAGCCATCATGGGTACGCATGGCAACGTCAAGTTGCTGGGCCTGCTTGACATGGTCTTCGGTCAAAGAAGTGGGTCGGCCGAGAAGAGCTGGAAGAAGCTCGTCAAGGACTCGTTCATCAAGAACGGCGACCGCATCCGCGATCGACTGCGCCAGGTTACCGCGGACGGCAAACCCATCTTCACCGAGGCTCAGATGAAGCGCCTCAGCTCCATGGGCCCCTTTGCTGTAGCGGCCATGGGCGCCAGCCCGCACCTGCGGAACGGTGTCGAGACCGACATCACCCGCGGCAAGTTCATACACCTCATCGAGGACATGATCGGCAAGGAGGGGGCCAACCCCACCGAGCAACTGACCAGCGCCAGGGCGTATCTCAAGGGCGTCGATGAATCAGGCAGGCCTATACGAAAGGAGTTCGCCTTCCCGACCGAAGACGAGCTGACCCAGGCTGCCGGGTTCATTCACGGCCTGGGCAAGCGGATGCGCAAGTACATCACCGAGGAGATGGCCTGGAAGGCAAAGAAGATCCACAACGAGGCCACCGGGCAGACAGTGGCAGAGGGGGTTGTGGCGCTCAGGGACATCCGGGGCAAGATCGCTGAGATCATCGTGCGGGCGGCCACCGGCAGGAAGGGCCGGGTGTCAACTACGGATACCGTGTGGCTGGAGAACCTCGACGTGGACGAGAAGCAGCCGCGAGCTCTGGCCACCCAGATCATCGAGGACCTCGCCGGCGTCCGCATCACCGGGGTCAACCAGAGCGTGACCACGGACCTGCGCGCAGTCGAGTCTTCTACCAGACTGGCTCCGGGGGGTGACGCCAGCCTGACCGAACTGTCTGAGGATGTGCGTCGGGCCAGGGAGGAAGACGGTCTGGACCCCGAAGACGTCCCCCCCGATAGACTCCACCTCGAGGCCATGAAGTCGGCCAACTTCTACGGGCGCAAGTGGTGGGAGAGGCTCAGCAGGATGATGAACCCCATGACGCTGAAGCCGCTGGTCTCGGCGGAGGATTCTCCTGACTCTGAGTGGGGGGCCATCCTGCTGAACGCGATGGCTACGGAGACGACACAACTCCACGGAGAGCCACACCCTCTGCACAACAGGCTTCGCGAGATGTTCATCGCGGAGAACCCCGAGACGGGGGCGCAGGAGTTCGAGCGGGCCTCCCGGGACGCGGCGAAGGCCATGTACCATGCCCGGCAGTTGGGCCATTCGCTGTGGCTGAAAGACGATGGCACCAAGGAGCGGCCCAACGAGATGGGCCACACCGAGTTCGAGGCTCTTGCCTACGCGCTCGACAAGAGGGCGTTCAATGGGGGCTATGCCGCTGAATGGTCTGCTCAGGAGATTCGCGCCCTTGGCGAGTTTGGCTTGCTCGAGGAGCGCCACGACTACGACGGGACCCCGTTCTACATCCTCAGCCAGGGCAGGGTGACGGCCATAGGCCAGGAGCTCGGCAAGCGCCTGGCGGCCACTACCACCACACCCGAGGCGCGTGAAGAGTTGGAGGTCAACGGCGACAACGTCCTGCTCTACAGTTTCGACCCGAGCATCATGCTCTACGGAGGGCACTATGGGCGGACTGAATTCGACCCAGACAAGTGGTTCAACTCAGCTCACGACATCGCCCAGAGGACACTGCACCGCATGAGCCAAGGTGAGGGTCGTCTCGCTACGGCGGCTGAGCGGGCGCAGGTAGGCGGGGCCGTGCGCGCCACGGCCAACCTGATACTCGAGACCAAGGGGTTCCTCGCCACTCACGCTGGTCGGACCTCCAAGTCCAAGCTCAAGGTGAGCATCGAGAGAGAGCAGGACTACGCTTCCAAGAACTCAATGGCCCGGGGTACGGCTGCGCGCAAGTTGCTGAAAGAGCAGGCCTCGCTGGTTATCGCGAACCACCTCTCAAAACTGAACTCGACCGAGCGCCCGCTCTTCACGGAGCTTATCGACGGGGGGCACTGGCAAAGCATCACGGGACCCTCCGACCTGGCCAACCGGCTGGGTGTGCAGAATGCTGAGAACATGTACCGGGCGCTCGAGTCCTACAACATGGCCGTGCTTGAGCTCGGCCGGATGATGGTCGACGCAGGTGCGCTGCCCGTCGAGGTCTTCAACTCGTTCACCAAGAATGGCAAGACCAGGTACATGATGCGGGCCAACTGGCCTACCAGCCTGGAGGCCAGGGACCGGGCTCAGTCCAAGAAGGAGCAGTTCGCCAACGCATCCCGCGAGATGTTCCGGGAGAAGGGGGAGCTCGACGAGAATGCCGCGCGCATCACTGACCCCACGTTGCTGACCTCGAGACAGTTTGCCCAGGAGTCTGCCCGTGTCGGTCTCTACTCCGTTCTGCGTGACGCCGCTTACGAGTGGGGCATCCCGACCGAGCACGCTCGTGAATTGATTCCCGCCCACAACAAGCGCCACTTCCGGCTGGCTGCGGTCCCTCCGGGGGTCACGCATGACCCCTTCAACGGCAAGCGGGTCAAGCCCTGGCAGCATGCCATGTGGGTCACGCTGTCGATGCTCGACAACCAGATGAACGGGAAGGACAAGTCGGTCCACAGAACCAAGATCAAGCAGGACATCCTCAACCGAATCTTGACCGAGGTGAACCCCGAGGAGACCAAGCTGGGCCGCATGGACTCCTGGGCTAAGGGGATCCTGGTCAGCGACACAACGGGCAAGCAGCTTGAGATTCTGCTCGACGACTTCAACTCCGCGTCGACTGGCGAGGGAGTGCTTGACTACGCCACCGAGACTCTCGATGTGGCGGCCAAGTGGTGGCGCCGGGGCCGCACGGTGATGCGCTTCAAGCATGTTTCGCTTTCGATCATGTCCTCCTTCCTGACCAACCACTTCGCGGGGACAGCCAACCTGTCCGATGTGGTAAAGGGGTTCCTCCTCAACCGCGGCCCTTACGCCGATGCCGCCCGTGGCCTGGAGCTCTTTGAGGAGTACGTGCGAGCGGGTAGGAGTTGGGATCTAGCGCAGATGGGTGACGACGGCGCACTTATCCAGGACGTCGATTTCCTGCTGCACCGCATGGGCGGCTCGACGATGGTCTCCGCGATGCTCGACACGGTGGACATGCGAGACACCTTCCACCACCTGGTGGAGATGGACCCGAACTTCCAGTTCCAGTTGGAGAGGAGCGGGTCCTCGGCGGATGTTGTCTCCGCCATGATGCGCGATGCTATTGGCCGCCGACCCACGCTCGAGGGGGTCGACAGGCGTATGGCCGCAGCCTTCGGCAACCAGGGGGCTGGCCCCGAGTCCGTAATCGAGGGCATCCAGCACGCCACGGCTCTGTATGAGTCGTCGGAGGCTCTGATGAAGATCGCTGCGTACCTTGCCAAGAAGCGGGACAACCCAGAGCACGCTGGGACCCTCCAGGGGCGACAGTTGCTCGCGGACGCAGGCATCGCCGGCACGGGCGACTACTCCGAGGCCAACCCCTGGCTGTACGAGATGACCGCTCGTTTCCGTCGCTCCGAGGTACAGAAGGCCTTCAGCACCACGCCCAAGACGGACGCTGCCTGGTACGCCATGCGGATGATGCTGGGAACGCCCTTCATGGCCTACAACTTCGTCATGTTCCCCACGCTTGCCCGCTCGATGGCGAGCCCGGGCGGAGCTCTGCGCACGGCCGTGGGGGCCAGCCTATGGTCGGGCCTGTTGACCGCGATGGCCCGCTCAGCCTTCGATGACGAAGAGTATCAGCTCACCGCCAACAGTGGTGGCCCGGCCATGCCTACCCTGCAGTGGCCGCCTGAGTCACTCACCAAGTGGGACGAGATGAACCCCGGAGGTCGATGGCCTGGCATCTGGCAAGCCGGCGATGGCATCTACTGGAGAAGAGAAGGGGTCAAGTTCGCCGCCAAGGTAGGAGAGGGGGTGGCCTATGTCGTTCCTGGCCCCAACGGGGATGGCCGCAAGAGCATGATCGACGCTACGCAGCAACTGGGCGGTCACCCGATCGAGCATGCCATGCGTGCCCTGCAGGGTGGCTCGATAGCCTCGCGCGTCTTTGACAACGACCCGGGCCGGGCTCGCGCCGAGGGGGTGATGGGCTGGCTCTTCCAGCAGTCTTACGCCGCGCGTGTGCTGAACCCCTTTGGCCCGCGAGAGAAGAACCGCACCCGGGGCGAGGCAGCCGTGGTTGAGCTGACCTCCTGGCTCCAGCGCAACATCGGGTCGGACATGAACCCCGCGACGGCGATCATGTCTGACACCAGCGTCCGCTTCTTCGAGGCTACGGTCACGGGTGGCACACCACTGCGAGAGGCCATTGCCGGCATGCGGAGGCCGGAGGCCGAGGCTGAGCACCCACTCTCACGTATAGGCACGGCGGCCCTGGCGAGTGTCTTCCACCTGAAGCGTGCTCCCGATGACTCGGTCTTCGAGTCCCGCCACTACGACAACATCGACGAATTCACGACAGCGATATTGGGTGACATCGGGATGAAGTCGACCGACCCCGTTTCTTCTGAGCTTGAGCACCGGGCCGGGATTGCGCACCGGCGCTCGGTGGATGCGGTCAAGGGCATCTTCCGGGGTTCCTTCGAGCTGGTCAGTCGGGAGGGCGCCTTTGGGGGCGGCATGCAAGCGGACCTCTTCCCACGTATCGCCATATGGGACGACATCGAGCTCTTCAACGACCCGGACACCGGGGACAGTCGTTACCAGCTGAGAGCCGGGAAGCGAGAGTCGGACATGAGCGACCTGGGTCGCTTCATTGCGCGTCAGCCCAAGTCAGAGCAGTCCCTGGTCATTAGCGCCATGCGCCGCAATATCCAGCGAGCTTTCGACACTGGCGGCTTTGAGGCCCTGGTCCGCATGTCCGATCGGCGTGCGGTCGACGGGGCCGTAGCCATCCGGGTCTTCGATGCACTCCTGAACCCCCGCTCGGACGCACTCCTGCTGGCCATCAAGGATGGTATCGAGGACGACAGCCCGGGCTCTAAGCGCACATGGTTCAATGTCTGGAATGCCATGGCTAGTGAGATTGACAGGACAGACTTGAAGGAGGAGCTGTGGAGCGTGTACGACAGTGTCGGGCGGAGGATGCAGACCTATGCCTACTCGCATGTTGACGTCCCCTCGCCCCTTCCCAGGGAGGTGCTCAAAGCCAGCCGCTTCGACCTCCTCCCGAGAACCACCGTTGTTACCGAGGATTTCTGATGAACAAGACAGCCATGACAGTGTTTGGGTCGGTGCTGATTGCCCTGCTGGGCGCGTGCGGAGCGCTGGGTAGCGTTGCGCAGGAGAAGGTTGACAGCGAGAACGCCTTCCAGCGGACGACCTCGGCACAGATCGAGCACCAGCGCCAGCAACTATCAGACCTGCGCCGCAGTGCTGCCCCGAGGCACGAGCTTGACGCAGCCCAGGAGCGCCTCGACAACTTCCAGCGCATTATGGAGGCGAGTCAGAAGCGCGAGGCCACAGTGATTGCCGACGACAAGGGCAAGACGGTCGGCCAGGGCCTGGGCCTGATCAACAGCCTGCTGGTCCTGCTCGGTGGCGGCGGGGCCGCTGGCGCCACGCTCTCCGGGCTGCTGCAGAAGTTCACCCCGAGCCGCGGTGCGGCTGAGCTCGAGAAGGTCAAGGAGCGAGGCCGGCAGGTGGAGTCCAAGCTAGACCTGGCACTTGCCACCATCACGGCCTTCCAGGAGGGCCTGACGCAGCCGGCCCCCCCGGGCTACACTGGGCCGGGCGACACGGTGCCTCCGTCTTCACCGCCGGCGCCGACAGCCTGAAAGGGTCTAGCGAAACAGCCCTTTCAGTGGCCCCTCCGGCGTATAAGCCACCGGGGGGGCCACTATCTAGTAAAGGGACCCTCTACGGGCAGGGACTCACTTGTGGAAGTTCCTCATGCTGGAGCGCAGGTAGACGCGACCGTTTGACCCGGGCTGCACACGCAGTGTGGGCGTCCCGTTACCGTTCAGAAGGTCCATGATGTACTCCAGCGCGTAGCCCTTGCGGATCAGCGACGAGTCCACACGCAGTACCGTCCAGCCCATGATGGCCGCTGTGTTGTACTTGTGCAGGTCTCCGATGAAGCCCCAAGGGGACATGTGTCGGGAGGGGCCTTGGTGCACCCCCCCTTCCACCTCGAGAGCGATCTTCTTTTCAGGCCAGGCGAAGTCGAAGCGCCACTGGCGCTTGAGCTCGTCCCTGGCAAAGTAGAACTCCTTCTCGAACGGGTCGATCTTGCCCACGTCGAGCATGCTGCAGAGGCTGAGCTCCATCAGTTGAGAGATCGAGAGCCCCCTGGGTTCGCTCATTCCTCCTCCTCATCGAATCCGTAGTCGAGGATGCGGGTGCCCTCACCCTCGTAGGCCTTGAGGTACGCACGGACGAGGTTCATCATCTCCGACTCGGTCGATGGCTGCCCGGTGGTGCCCCCGCAGAGGTTGACGCCACTGTCTGTCTCCACGGCCAGGATCACGATCAGGCGGACAGATGCCCCGTCAGGGATCTCACTGCCCGCCCCTTTGATGCAGCGCTCCAAGAGGGCCATGGCCTCGATGGGGTCCATCACGCATCGCCCTCCACTTGCAGCGACAGGCCTTTCTCGAGGTTCCCGAAGCTCATAATCTCCTCCTCCACGGGCCACTTATCCATTACCCGCTTGGTAAGGATCATCCGACACTTGCTCCTGGTGTTGGGGCTATTCTTGGAGGTCTTGAAGGCCTGGTACCAGAGCCACTCCCATCGACCACCACTGCCCAGCTCACACCTGAGCATCTCGCCCCAGACGTAGCCCTTCTCCTTCCACTTCTCCCCTGGGACGTTCCTGCCCAGCCAGTGGGGTTCTCCTAACTGGTATCTCATCTTTCCACCGCCTTCCGGCTCTGAGGCCGCCGGAGCCTGGGTTGCAGCAGGCGGGCTCTCAGAGCCTTGGGGCACCTGGCCCTGCTGGCGGACCAGCCCAGGCAGGAATCGGTCGATCGAGGAGGGCGGACTCCACTTCTCCTTCCAGTCCCTCTTCATCCTCCACTTCCCGTTCTGCCCCTTCTCAGACCAGCCCTCGTTGGCCCAGATCACGATGTCGGGGAAGTCGTACAGGTAGCGCCCGATACCCCACTTCACGGCTGCCCGCTTCAGTGCTGACGACACCCCACCCTTGGTGGCCTCGATGTCGGTCTCATCGGCTACGTCCTCCTTGGCGACCCAGTCCCCGCCCTGAGCGTCGGTGCTGGTGACCCCGAACTTGCTGGCCGAGTAGACACGGATGCTCAGAGAGCACTTGACCCCGTCGCTGCCCCACCGCTCGTAACTGTCCTTCCAGTTGCCTGGCCCAACCACATCGTCCAGCCGGCGCATGATGGCCCTCGCCGTCACATACGTCAGCACTGCCGTTGCCCCCTCCGCAAAGAAGCGACTCGGCTTGAACTCCAGTTGGTCCAGGGGGAAGTAGGCCTCGAGCTCCTGCTGAACCTCCTGCAGGCTCTTGCCCCCGGCCCGCAGGATGGGGCTGCCCGATCGCAGCGTCTCCATCTGCTCTTGCATGAACGGGTCGTCGTCGATGTTGGGCTCATCCACGATGCACCGCCTTCGTTATCAGATCGAGCTGAGCGGTAAGGCACTTCCGGCAGAGGTCGTCAAGATGGAACTCGTGGATCCACTTTCTCTCTTGTTCATACGCTCTACCTCGTCGGGTCACCCGCATCCGGACGTCCTCGTCCACCTTCGCGTCATTGACGGAGAACGGCTCCTCGGGCGAGTCCTCCGCCCCACAGTTGTCGCATTTCAGAATCTTCATGGTTCCTCCGGTGCCCTAGTAGGTGGGCTTGATGTCTTCGGTCGGGATCTTGCCAATGTTGGACTTCTCATAGCGGGGGCCACCCCCTGCGGAGCTGGAGCCCTCCCCGTCCCTCCACGTGCCAGGGCTTGACACGCTTAGCTTGGGGATGCGCTTACCAGGTGCTCCATCGTGCACCCCTGCGTTCTTCCAGCAGCTCATGCCCACAGGGCAGTAGTTGCACTGCCAGGGGAGGGCATTGCCCTTCACCGGCCCGTAGTCCGGGGAGACGTCTCGCTGCTTGCCCTTGACGATCGCCTTGAACAGCAAGGCGTACTGAGGCCGCACCTGGCTCTCGACCAGGAGCCGCATCTCATCCACCGGCACGTGGTGCTGGAAGAGTTCGTGGGTGCCCTTGTTCTCGAACAGGAAGACTGGGTCGAGCATCTCGATGCCCTGGTTGGCCTCCTCGAACGCGACCACGTAACTGGCCAGCTGGGCTTTGTAGCCGGCGTCGATCTTCTTGCCTGGGTCCTCCTTGGTCAGTTTGAACGAGAAGGGGTTGGCCGTCTTGCATTCGACCACCGTGACCTTGCCCTCGGTGTCGATCAGAATGGCGTCCGAGCGACCGCGGACATAGATCAGACGACCTTCATTCCCATCCGGCTCGATCTTCACCGGCAGGTCCTTGCCGCCGAACATGACGGACAAGACATCCTCGAGCTTGTTAGCGAAGTCCTGGTCCCATCCATCGTCGCTGTCTGGGTTGGGGATCTCGAGCCAGTGCTCGGTCTCCAGCATGACGGCCATGCCTGCCTCTGTGGCGGAGGTCACGAAGCCCGCGGCCATCTGCTCACCCCGCATGGTGCCGTGAGAGAACATGGCTGCAGCCTCGTAGTCGAGCGGACGCTCTTCTGCGGGAGAGGCCTTCAGCGCCACCTGGCGCTTGCACTTGCCCGCATTGGACAGGCGCAGCGAGCAGTTGTTGCGCCCTCTGTTGGCGTCGAGATAGTTGGTGAGGATGCCCGACTGGACAAGCCCCTGAATGTCTGCATTGGTCTGCACTAGAAGTCTCCTGCCACCCAGAGGGTGGCGATGATGAGTAGAAAGAAGGTGACCCACTCCCAGGGCTGAAGGGTGTGGCGGGGGAGGCTCACTCGAGCCCCTCTCGGTAGTTGTCCTCAAGCTCCTGCGGCAGGCACTTGTTGCTCCGTAGTTGGATGACGCAGAGCTGGCGAAAGCATGTCGCCATCATGTGCGCGTCTTCCTGGTCGCACCCGGCTCGCCGGAACTCGTTGTAGGCGATCTGGGGCAGATCATGTGCCCCGCGGCCAGCCCGGTGAGCTTCAGCCGCGAGGCGCAGTTGCGTCTTCTGATCGGCCACTACAAGGCGCAGAGGTAGCCGTCGAGGAAGGCCTGAACCTCCTTGGAGCTCAGCCCTTGTTCGAGCACAAGCATGGACATCTCCGACTTCTGGATAATCGAGTAGCCGTCCGGTACGTCTGAGCGCATCACGCTTAGCTCGCAGTCGTCCTCCTTGCCGATCAACTTACTGTTGATTGAGGTCAGGGTGCGTACACGCAGGTCTCGGGCGTTCATCGTCTTCGCTGCTTCGGTCAGTTTTTGTTGCTTCATGGTTCCTCCAGGGGGTTAGTTGTCGCGCTCCATGCGCTCCTCGATGCCACAGTCATTGCAGCACCGACGTTCAAAGTCGTAGATGGCGATGTTCACGTGCTTGCCGCAGTGAGCGCACCGCTCAGGGATAGTTCGCTTGGCCTCATTCACTAGGCGCTGGATCTCCATTCTATCCATGTCCTCCATCATCTCATTCTTCTCTTCCTCGGTAGGGTAGTTCACCCCTCCAACTCCTCAACGACCTGTTGGCATCGTGGGTGCAGTTCCGGGGCCTGAGCAGACGCGAACACCATTTCCCGCCCAGGCTTCTGCGGGTGAACATCGCACTGGGGGGACCGGGCCACAACTCGGATGGTGAACCCACCTACCTGCCACTCTGCATCGAGTTCGAGATTCGTCCCGTTGTCGGTCTTGATCTCGCTTGGCTTTCGACCAATCCAGGCAGTCACGGCTTGGACTCGACCGGACCACTCGTGAATATCCTCCGAGTAAGCCGGGAAGATCATCAGTGGCTGGAACCAGGCAGGGTAATACTCCCCCAGCCCAGCCCCCTCAGGAGGCGGCCCCTTGCGCTTGAAGAGCTGTCTCATCTCCATCTCGGCAACCTCAGCCTTCTGCCAGGACTCTCTCTTCTCCTCCCGCCACCTCTGCAGTTTAGGCAGCCATTCAGGGTAGACGTCAGTCATTGCATTCACCTCTTTCGCTCTTCTTGGGTTCGTCGGTCTCACTGAGGAGGTACTCAACATCGAGCACATCCCCGCTCTCGAAACTGTCCCAGTTCCGCTGCATGTGGTCGTGAATGGCTCGGTAGGTGCGCTGCTCGGTGACACTACCTGTCCATCCGTACCCATCGTTGCAGACCGTGGCGCGGACTAGGTCGAGGCGCATCAGGTACACCCCGAGATTTTCCCCCCACCCTGCACGGCGAAGGAGCCAGTTGTCCTTGGAGAGCTTCTCCTCCGACCTGAACCCCGACCACACTCGGATGGCCAGCATCGGGATCATCGTGGCTCTGTCTCTCATCTCGATCGTCTTGGTCTCAATCATCCTCGATCCTTCCTGTGGCCATCGGCCACCCACTTGGTTCCGTCGTAGACGTCGAGGAGCATGGCGCCGACTCGAAGCTGTCGGATGCCCACCTCGGCCTCCTCGTTCTCGATGTGCTCAGCAATCTCGCAGCACAGCTCCAGCAGCTCGAGCTTGCCCAGCGTGAGCGTAAGCTCGGCTGCTTGGTAGTTCTTGCCGCCCACCAGCCAGAGCTGAGCACACCTCTTCACAGTTCCTTCGTCGCTACTCATCGTGTCCTTCCTTCCACATAGCCACGTACATGTACCCACAACTGCCGTTGGGGGAGAAGTAGAGTGAGTAGCCACCCTCACTCATCTGATAGCTCTCCTCGCTGTCAGCGTCGACCTCCTCCTCGAGGCACCTCTGCCGCATGAGCTCGAGGCCCTTTTTGTTGACCCATTCCAGCAATAGAGCCTTCTCTGGGTCTTCACCTGCGAATGACTGTCGGTCCCACAGGAAGTCGAACGTCGGGAGCTTGCCGGCGCTGCAGTGGTAGATCGCACGTGCTGCCCACGAGGCAGGCGCATCGTCAGGGATGACGCCACGGGGTCCCCACTCAAGGTTGATGGTACTCATCGCGTCCTTCCTTCCCACCACTCGGTGTAGGCCCGAGCCATGGTGCCGGCCAGCTCTGTGCGGCAGGCGAGGCAGACCTCGGGGAAGTGGAAGGGCGGTGTTTTGAACCTGTGCCCATTCTGATCGACACCCACAGTTACTCGTCCGCCAGGCTCAACCTGCCCTTCCGGGCTTGGCCAGTCCGTGACGAAGACTGTTGAGGGCCTCTTCAGGAGGCACTTCTCACGGGAGATGTCCCCGCATCGGTCACAGTTGTGGACACTACTCATGCCACCACCTCCACACACTTCCGGCAGAGCCGTATCCGGGTGCACTTGACGGCATACATGGCCTTCATGCCCCCACGTGAGCAGTCAGCGCGGCTAGTGCCACACTCAGTGCCAGGTCGAACCGTGCCTTCGGTCATCACGTGGTAGACGGGACTACCGGGCAGGCAGAACACCTGCCGGCTCCTGAACTTGGGGGGGATGTCAGTGACTCTCTCGCAGAGAATCGTCTTGGATTTAGTCTTCACGCATGTCCTCCATGCCACTGGTTGCGAGGTCGGCTAGACGTTCGATGGCTTTCCCAAAGTTCTCGTGGAAAGAGACAGCCAGGATGTAGGTGTCGAGCAGGTGTCGCCGTGAGGGACTGCCCGACCTGTTCGGGTCTAGGGTGGCGGTGCGTCTGGATATGATCCAACCGTTCCCGGTGATGGTGGGTATGTGTGCGTCCAGGAGCTCAACCCGGTCGTCTCCGTGCTGGATCAGCCTTCTGATCTCGTCTCTGCATTTGCTGTTCATGCGTCGGTCCTTGCTGGGATGAATGCTGTCGGGTTCTTGATCGCCTTGCCCTTGGGCTTGAGCCACAGAAGAGAGCCAGGCGGGTGCAGGAAGGTCAGGTCGTGCTCGTCGCCGTTGACGACATGACGGTGATCGGGCTTGGTGTGTGACGCGACCGCCACGTTCCAGCCACGGTTGGTGAGGTCTACAGCCTCGCCAGGGCTCTTCTCGCTCCAGCTGTAGGTCAGGTGGTAGTTGGCGGGCATCTCGCCAGCCGCCCACTCCTCCATGCGGTCGAAGCCCTTGGTGTAGTCGTAGAACTGGACCTCGGGGAAGTCCTTGAAGATCCAGGGCATGACCACCTCCCACGACACATCGCTGAATGCGTTGGGTCGACAGGCAGGCTTCACATCCCTGCGTCTAGCAATGCCTCGCAGTTGGACCAGGTCCGACCTGAGCTCCTCCTCAAACCGGGTCGTCTCCTCGAAGAGCAGCTTGGTGCGTCTGATACGAGCGCCCTTGACGCGCTTGTGCTGCCCATGGCCGGATCCGTAGACGCACGTGAAGAAGCACGAGCCTCGCCAGGGGCAGACCTCGTGGCCACTGATCTTGCCAGGGGCTAGTTGGAGTGCGTAGGTGAGCCAGCCCAGAGCCTTGGACAGCTCGGTCTTGTAGTTGGTCGAGAGGAGCAGCATTACTCATCCTCCTCGACGTTTGAGAGCAGTTTGTCCTGCTTCCAGCACCACGTGAACAGGTGCTTGGCCCTCTCGAGACTGTCTTCTAGTCTTCGAGCTGGACCGTCATGGCCGTGGTGTCTGAAGAGAGCGGCAAGTGAGCGTGTGGCGCAGGAGAGGTCCGCTAATGCCCTCTTCTGACTCTTGGTGATGTCATTCATGTGGTTCCTCCGGGTTGTTGAACGAGTGACGATGTGTCACCCGCTGGTCAGTTGGGGTGGGTCATCCCTTGTCGAGCCGCAAGTCCAGTGGGTACAACCCGGTCTTCTGGGCTTTAGCCATCTCCCACACATCGCAGAAGTATTGCGAGTCTCGAAGGGGAAGCTCCGTCTCGGGCCCATAGCCCCACCGGCCTTCAGACCGCCCTCCGCGAAGTGACCAGTAGGTCTCCGGGTCGTGTTTCTTCACCCAGGCCATTGCGGCCATCCCCCTCACTACGAGGTCGGGGCTGTAGTTCCTCTGTGCATACGTCATCGTGAGTCCTCCCAGGCCGTGATGTAGTCGTCGGCTACGTCTGCTGCCCAGTCATCGAATGCCTGGTCCTCTGCCATGCTGGGTGGGCGCCCACCACTGGCTATGATGTCTCTGCCCGAGGCAATGCACCTGAGCCCATCCAGGAGCACGTGGTAGTCCCCACAGCTGTGGATTCGGAGCAGTTCATCTCTGGCTCGAGCATGGGTGTGGAACCAGCTCAGTTGGTGGCGCTTGATGACATCCACCCCTTCCCTGGAGATAGCCACCTCCACACACAGGCAGCCGCTAGGTCCTCTCTCTTCGCTCATATCGTCCTTCCTTGGTCCAGGACCTTCAGGCAGCCCGTGAGACAGGCCTCAAGGTCGTTGATGTTGAGAGTCTCGAACTCCCGGATGGCCATGCGGAGCATGGTGCCGAGGCGATCACATCGCTCCATGCGAGTCAGGATGTACTCCCCCTCGTCTAACAGCTCCGTGACTCGTGCTCTGGCCTCCTCCTCGGTGTGGAACTCGCCCATGTGCTCGGGGATGCCCAGGTCCTCGTAGTGGTCCGTGAGTTCGTCGATCTCCTCGATGTGGACCCAGACCTTGTAGGTGCTCATATCTACTCCTGACCTTCCATGCTTGTGGTGCTTCCGTTGCCAATGATCACCGAGTCGAGACAGGGGACACCCAGGAGCGTCCCCACCTCCTGGAGGCGCTTGTAGACAGCCTTGTCTTCAGGGCTAGGCGTAGAGTCGCCGCTTGGGTGGTTGTGAGCCACCAGGATCGCCGCAGCACCTAGTCTCAGTGCTGGCCCATACACCTCTCGAGGGTGAACCAGCGCCGCTGTGAGCGTGCCCTCTGAGACACGGTACGTAGCCTGCAGGTGGTGCTTGGCGTCGAGTATGGCCACCCAGAACTGCTCCACGTGGAGGTGCCTGAGGTGACTGAAGACCTTGGCCAGTCTGGTGGGATTGCTGATCTTGGTTCCGTACATCTCGTACATCTCCTCGTCTTCAGCCACCACCTCTACGAGCTTGGATTCGACTCGTCTTATCGTCATGGGATTCATGTCA